ACTACGTTCCCCGAACCCCTCCTCACCGGGGAACTACTACGTTCCCCGAACCCCTCCTCACCGGGGAACTACTACGTTCCCCGAACCCCTCCTCACCGGGGAACTACTACGTTCCCCGAACCCCTCCTCACCGGGGAACTACTACGTTCCCCGAACCCCTCCTCACCGGGGAACTAGGGAACTACGTAAAAACTCCGTTTATCATTTTAATTTTTAAATTAAAATCATAGAAATTATAATTAAAAAGATTATCACATGATACAGTAATTATTTGTCATGAATACCCCGGAGTGGTGCCAATATTTGCAGCTGTTTGCGGATTTGGGCGCCGACGCGTTTCGGCACGTGAAATCCAAACACGCGCTTCGTAAATTCTGCGTGATTGTGGAGCCGCGCCAGCACCCGAACCTGATACCCGTCATTAAAAACTTCATGCGCTTGATGCCCTCCGGCTGGGGGCTCATTGTGTATCACGGCCCCGAAAACGAGAGGTTTGTGAAGAACGGGCTGAGCCACGCCTTATCCGACGACCAGGTGTATTACGTGCGCATGGCCCGGCGCAATTTGACACCTGCCGAATACAGCGCCATGCTGGGTGACCCGATTTTTTGGCAGTGCTTGCTGGACGGGTTCAAGTGCGAACACGCGCTGATTTTTCAGTGCGACACGCTGCTGCTAAAAGGCGGCAACGCGGTTGACGCGTGGTTGAAATACGATTACGTGGGTGCGCCGTGGCCCAATATGAGCGTGAGCATTGCCGCGTGCAAACGCGAACTGCAGCTCACGGTGGGAAATGGCGGCTTGTCGCTGCGCAACGTGCGTGTCATGCTGGACATTGCGCGCCATTATCCGTATCCCGGCGATGCAGGCGTTCACGTGCCAGAAGACGTGTACTTCTCGTATTGGTTAAAATGGAATGAAGCGGTGTATTGGACCCCGCGCGGTGACGAAGCCACCGCGTTTGCAGTGGAGCACGTGTGCAACCCGGATGCGCTGGGGGTGCACGCGCCGTCAGTGGATGTGAGTGACATAATTCAGAACGCCATTGAGCGGCATACCGAAGAAAACATTTTTAAAAACCCATTTAAAGGTTTACCAACAATTAATAGCATCCAAACCAAACCAATCCAAACCACTCCGAATGACATCAACCACAACCAAGAAGGCAATCGGGATTGATTTAGGCACCACGTATTCGTGCGTGGGTGTGTGGCAGAACGAGCGCGTGGAAATCATTGCCAACGACCAAGGGAACCGAACCACGCCGTCGTACGTGGCATTCACGGATGCCGAGCGCCTGGTGGGCGATGCCGCAAAAAACCAGGTGTCCATGAACCCGGAAAACACCATTTTTGACGCGAAGCGTCTGATCGGCCGCAAAATAGACGACGCCAGCATTCAGGCCGACATGCAGCACTGGCCGTTCAAGGTGATTGCCAAGGACGGCGGCAAGCCGCACGTGCAGGTGGATTTCAAAGGCGAGCAAAAAACGTTTTCCCCAGAGGAAATTTCGGCCGTGATTTTGACAAAAATGAAGGAAATTGCGGAGAGCTATTTGGGCGCTGCGGTAAAGGATGCGGTCATCACCGTTCCCGCGTATTTCAATGACGGACAGCGCCAGGCCACCAAAGACGCCGGCGCCATTGCGGGCTTGAACGTGCTGCGCATCATTAACGAGCCCACGGCTGCGGCGATTGCGTACGGGCTTGACAAAAAGGGCAAAGGCGAAAGCGCCCGCGAATTGAACATTCTGATTTTTGATCTGGGAGGCGGCACGTTTGACGTGTCGTTGCTGACGATTGACGACGGCATTTTTGAGGTGAAGGCGACGGCCGGCGATACGCACTTGGGCGGCGAAGATTTTGACAACCGCATGGTGTCGTGGTGCTTGCAGGAGTTCAAGCGCAAGCATAAGAAGGACCCGTCGGGCAACAACCGGGCGCTGCGCCGACTCCGGACGGCGTGTGAGCGCGCCAAGCGCACCCTGTCGTCATCGGCGGAAACCACGATTGAGGTGGACGCGCTGTTTGACGGCGTGGATTTTGCGACGAAGATCACGCGCGCCAAGTTTGAGGAGCTGTGCATGGACTTGTTCCGCAGCACGATTGACCCCGTGGACCGCGTGATTCGGGATTCTCGGATTTCCAAGGGCAGCATCCACGAGATTGTGCTGGTGGGTGGATCCACGCGCATTCCCAAGGTGTGCGCGCTGCTGTCCGAGTACTTCAACGGCAAGGAGCTGAACCGCTCCATCAATCCGGACGAGGCGGTGGCGTACGGTGCGGCGGTGCAGGCAGCCATTCTGACGGGTGACCAGTCCAAGACCATGCAGGACATCCTGTTGCTGGACGTGGCGCCGCTGTCGCTGGGCATAGAGACGGCGGGCGGAGTGATGACCAAGCTGATTGATCGCAACTCCACCATCCCGTGCAAGAAGAGCCAAACCTTTTCCACGTACGCGGACAACCAGCCCGGCGTGCTGATCCAAGTGTTTGAGGGCGAGCGCCAGCTGACGAAGGACAACAACAGTTTGGGCAAGTTCCAGCTGGACGGCATTCCGCCCGCGCCGCGGGGCACGCCGCAGATTGAGGTGGTGTTTGACCTGGACGCGAACGGCGTGCTGAACGTGAACGCGACGGACAAGGCGGGCGGCAAGTCCAACAATATCACGATCACGAACGACAAGGGGCGGCTGTCCAAGGAGGAGATTGAGCGCATGGTGTCGGAGGCGGAGAAGTACCGGGAGGAGGACGCTCGGCACAAGGAGCGCATTGACGCGCGCAACGGGCTGGAGAACTACATTTACTCCGTGAAGAGCTCTACAGACGACGCGAAACTAAAAGACAAGCTGTCGGAGGAGGAGCGGGCCGCCATTGAGGCGGCGTGCAAGGAGTCGCTGGAGTGGTTGGAATCAGCCACGAACAGCGTGTCCGTGGATGATTATGCGGCCCAGCAGAAAAAGTTGGAGGGCATTGTTGCGCCCATTGTGGCGAAACTGTATGAACAATCGGGGCAGTCACCGCGGGGACAACAAACGCAACCGGCTGGATCAAATGCCCCGGGACCCAATATTGAGGAAGTTGATTAACTTGTTGTGATTTTATGAAATTGTGGTGGGCCTTATTTTGTTATTCATGCAAAAAAATGACAAAATATTAATTTCAATGAAACCATTTCCAGCCCTATAGCAGTGCGCGCTGAAACAGGAACCATACATTGTATCGCCCCCCTTCTTCGCGACAAATGTGAAAATGGGATTGCGTGTCTTTTGAAAACACACAATCTGTAATGATTTGCTGGTCATCTTTTATGATGCGCCCATCGGTAAAATGGTGGTGCAGCTTGGCATCGTACGTGACCGCCCACCACTCCGCCTTGGATTTGTGCAATATGAAGAATCCACCGGCAATGAAATTCAGACGCGGATCCAATTTCCCTCCGCTGTTTAATGTGTGAATGCATTCCTCAATTTGGGCCCAGTCATTGTTAACGCATGCGTAATAAATTTTGTCGGGATTAAGCACCGCAATTTTTTCGGGATTCGGCCATCTGCGCAGCTTCGTCATGGGTAAGTCCCACAAAGGGCAACCCCGAAAGTAACCAATGTCGCACCAGCCGTAGTACTCCGTGTCAAAGTATTTCTTGGTAACGGTTTCGTGCACAAAGTGCACTTTCTCGGACCATAACGCATTCACGCGCCAATCCACCCACTTGTTGAGGTATATGTTTTTATCATGGTTTGAAATCCACATGTCTTTTATTGCATAATTGCGAAACGATTCAAACGGTTTAATGATGACGCGAATGCGCGGATTGACGGCGGCGTATGCGTCAAAATCAAACATGGACCGGCCCGCCTCATCCGTGTAAATGACGAGGTTGTATGCGTGCACATTGGAAAGCATGTTGCGGATCCACTGCGCATACACGCTGAAATCAAACTTGGCCTTGAACGAATACCAGCACGTGGAAAACGTGATGTTAACGCTATCTGCGTTGGGTTTTGATTCGGGCATGGAAATTATCAAACTAAAAAAATAAATCCACGTATATAACAACTATATAACAACATTTAAATTCAAATTTCAAATAAATAACTCAAATGTTTTCGGTGTATCAAAAAATAGTAACCCCCGAAACCAGTCCGGTGCTGGGTCCGATTAACGCAAACAATAACAGTGCAACCGCACCCGACTCTTTTTTATTGTGTAACTATTGCTGTAGCCATAGAAGCGACAAGGGCGACACAAGTAAGGGCGACACAAGTAAGGGCGACACAACAATTATTAAAAATGACGAACAAACGGATGCATGTATACCCGAGAGCAAATACCCATTCGGGCACGCCACGCATTACACGTACCGAGTGACAACCCCCCGAATACTATGTGCATTTGAAACCGGAACGCCGCCGTCATCGTAGTCATTGTCACCGTAGTGTCATTCATTTTTTGAGTTGCGTTTGTTTCTGCATTTGCATCTGTATCTGCATGCGCTGCATGAGCTGCTGCTTGTCCAAATCCAGCATCAAGTGCGCGTAATTGGTGAAACGCTGTTCAATGTCGCTGTAGTCCTCGCGCTGCACCACGCTGAGCGGCGTGATCAGGAACCAGCGGTCCCGGCGCTGCAGTTCAAACCAGTACCGGTCAATGGCGTACTCCAGCTTCTGCAGCGGGGCGCGCATCAATTTGCTGATGCCCGCGCGGTAATTGGCAATGAGCGCGTCGTAATAATGCGCCCGCACGATGTACGCCGTCGTGGTTTGGCAACTGCCCACTTGAATGCACGCGTGATTCACTACCTTGAACGGCGGGATGTTGTTGCCCGCCAGCAGCACCACGTCCCAGGCCGGAACCGTCGCCATAAATGTTGCAAGCTGCGCCAAAAACAGCGGCACGTTCGTGAACAGGACGTCGTCCTCGCATATTAAGACATGGTCCCAGCCGCGCTCTTTGGCGATTTGAATGCAGCGCATGTGACTCAAGCTGCACCCGATGGCGCCGTGCTCTGCGTGCCGAATGGCGTTGAATCTTTCGGCGGCCAAATTAGACAGGCCGTTGTCTGCCGTTTTTATGGCGGCCAGCTGCGCTTCCACGTGCGCGCGCCGGTCCGTGCGCGACTCCAGATTGATGTAGAGCGCATGTTGCAGGCAGGTTACGTTGTTCATAGAACCCATTTGGTGCAAATCAAGGTGCAAATCAAGGTGCAAATCAAGGTGCAAATATGCAATTACATATACAATACCATTTAAATTTAAATTGGTGCAATCATAAAAAATTGATTTTATCACTACACTGTATGTATATCAAACAACATATCAAACAACCCATGCACACTTTGTACTTTGACGGCTGCAGCAAGGGCAACCCCGGGCGCGCAGGAGCGGGAGCCGTCATATACGACGCTTCAAACAATGAAGTGTTCGCGGAATCCGTGTTTGCGGGATACAGCGCAACCAACAACGAAGCGGAATATACGGGGCTCATACTGGGGCTGAACACGGCGCTGAAGCAGGGAATAACGGAACTGCGTGTGTGCGGCGACAGCCAGCTCGTGATCCGGCAAATGCAGGGTAACTACCGGGTGAATTCGGCCAAACTGGCGCCGCTGCATCAATGCGCCACCACGCTGGCATCAAAATTTGCAAAAATAGAGTACGAGCACGTGTATCGCGATAGCAATGCACGCGCAGATGCGCTTTCAAACACAGGTGCAATTGATTTGTGATTGATGTTGTGATTGATGTTGTGAATGATGTTGTGATTGATGTTGTGATTGATGTTGTGATTGTATTGTTTTATTTGTAAAAAAAAACAATTAAATGCTGCGCTATAGACAGAACAAAGAACACACCACACACCCATAAAACCCAACTCCAATCATGGATGCATCGTCCGACCGAACGAAGGCAGAGAGACAGGCGCAGGTCAAACCTATTTTGGAAAAGCTGACTGAGTTGAAGCTGCACGCGTCTAAATTTGCCGCCGTAAAGGCGCTGATGCTGCAAATCCAGGACTACATTAAAAACGGCGAACCGCAACAAATCAATATTCCGTTTCCTGAATTTGGTCGGCGCATTAAGGGCACGCTGGAGACCAACCGACACTCCGAATCCAGCATTATACTGAAGGGGAATGTGGACGACAACTCCTAAGGGGTTAGGGGAACGTAGTTCCCCGATGAGGAGGGGTTCGGAAAACCGTAGGTTTTCGGATGAGGGAAAGGTTCGGAAAACCGTAGGTTTTCTGATTCAGTACACGATGTGCTCGTCAATCCACTTTTTCAACTGAATGCAAGTGGGTTCCATTAATCGGTTCAAACCCTCTGCATACGCTTGATAATTAGAGTCGTTGTCCCGCATCATAATGAGCGCGTTGTAGATGATGTGCTGCAGTTCGGGCGTGTAAATGTCCACAATGGTGATGAAAATGTCGTCCACGGTGTTATTGGCGGTGGTCGTTTCTGAAGCGGAATCATCATCCTGTAAAACGGGCCTCATTTTGTACGGTTTTGCATTGGATGGTGCCGCCAATGAATTCGTTTGTAGCGTCATGATGTCCGGCGAGAGCTGATCCTCTAGTATGTATTTGTACATGGTGAGCGTCTGCAGGATGTGCGGCTTGTCGGTTTGCCCGTAGGTGCGGATCAGCTTGTTGATGCCCGTTTTCGCCAGTTCGTTTAAAAGCACATGCAGTCGGTGCTTTATAGACCCGTCATCGTGTTTGCAGTGCGCGTAAAATTTCTTGAAGCGGTGAAACACGTTGAACAAAAAATACAAGTCTTCCTTGGTGTCGTTGTTGTACCAGCGCAGCATGGACTGCGAATATGTCGGGGGTTGCAGCGTTAAAATGTTGTTCTGGATTGTGAGTTTGGTTCCCACCGGGTAAAACGACAGCAGCGCGATTTGAAGGATGGCCTGAAGGGGCTCCAATATGGTTTCAAATCTCTCCTTTTTCCGGCGTGAATAAATGGTTTTGTACAATATTTGAAGCGTGGACTGCATTTGGCAACAAAAACTGAATACTACATATAATATAACCGTAATGTTTATATTATTTTAATGGGACAAGCATTTGACTCCGGTTTAATGCTTCAAAAAAATGTTGTTTTGTTGAATGGTTTTATTATAGGCGATGCAGTGCTTGTCGCACCAGCTCATGCATTTCGCGATATTGTGCCGTTTCATTGATTCCAGCTTGTCGGAATTGCTTCTGTTCAGAATTATGTTGATGGTTGTGCCGATGGTCTCCATCTGCTGCTGACCAATGATGGCGTTGCATTCCTCTATTTTGTTCAGAAAATACAGGTCGTGTTCCATTGGCAGCAACGACGTGATCGTGGCATGTTTTGGAATCGTCTCTAACTGGCAGAACATGGCTCTCAAATGGGGAAGCAATTCAACCGAGGACGCCGGTTTGAAGTGCTTGCAAACAATGTAGCGCTCCGAATTTGCGTGGCGGCTGGTACAGGGTTTAGACACGTACACTTCCTGATAAAAATTACACAAAATGTAAATGACGTCAATTGTGGGTTTTGTAAACGTGTCAAACATTTTCAATATGAAATGCCCCCCCTGTTTTTGAAGTGCCAGCGCAAACCCCAGCTCCGCAATGAGAAGACTCAGCACCATTGTCTCCTGGTTGTTGAAATCGCAAGAAAAATCAAACCCACCGTCGGCAGTGATGAGCTCGCACGTGTTTTGATGCAAGGACACGCAGTGCTCAAAATTGGCCAACGATATAATGTTTCCGGTTCCGTCTGCCCCGGTTTCAATGCGCACGCGGTTGCGATGCTGTTCTAAAAATCCTTTGCTCTTTTTCCACCCCGGGCAGGACGTTTCTGCATTGAGAAGCGTCATTCCATAATGCACATCGTCGGTTGGGCTGTAATTCGGCGAGCGATTGGAACGAATGTGTATGATTGCCTCAATGAACCCACCGGGTCCTTCTGCCAAGTGAAACGATTTCATGGCCGGGAGGTCGTGCGCTGGGTTGAAAAATGTGGCGTGCAGTTCAATCATCTTGTAAAACGATCGTGACAATGGACGCAATTTACTGACCGTGTAAAATTTGGAGTGGGGTATTGCCGTGTGAATAAATTCAAACGGGTTGGTGTATTTTTTCACGGTATCCCACGCATCTTCACCGCACTCCTTTATTTGTTCCTTCATTTCACACAAATGCGCGCACAGTGTTTGCGAAATGATCCGTTCATTCGCGTTTTCATTGCAGTGCGCAAGTTTAAACACGGGGTCCGCATTTGCATCGGATTTTTCAAACATGCAAACGGTCAAATTGTGTAGCTTTGGCAATTCTGTGTAGTACGCCATTTTAAATTATAAATTATAAGTTATAAGTATAAGTATAAGTTATAAAACAGCAACGCGTTCAGTTTATATTGTTTTTTTTTTGTTTTTATTGGTTGTCATGCATTTAATCGTCCGAGTACTCGTATGTTTCTTCCACCAATTCAAATGATGGACCCGTGTCTTCCTTCAGTTGGTGTCGCGGATTGCGTTTTTTTGGTGTGACTTTTTCCTTTTTATGACTGCATTTTTGTTTTATATTGTGAACGATGTGACCGTTGCCATTGGTGTTGTTGTTGTGGTTGTTGTTGTTGTCGTCATTGTCGTTGTCGTTGTCGTTGTCGTTGTCGTTGTCATCGTTGTCGTTGTCGTTGTCGTTGTCGTTGTCGTTGTCGTTGTCGTTGTCATCGTTGTCGTTGTCATCGTTGTCACTGTCGCTGTCGTCATCGCTGTCGTCATCTGTGCCGTCGTCGTTGTCGTCACTCTCGCTGTCATCTGTTAATGTGGACGTGTCTTCTTCATAATCTGTTTCAAATTCTTCGTTGGTGTCATCTACCACAAAGCCATCTTTCAAATATCCGTCTTTGGTTTTTTGGCCGACTGCATCCGACGCATCCGAATCATCCGACTCATCTGCCAATGAGTCAAACCCGTCAAACAAAAAGTTATACATTTTCTCCCATTTTTCAAGAGTGAGTGGAATAACGGAGTGCTGGGAGGTCATGTCTTTTGCCACCAATGCACACTCCCCGAAAAATAAGATGGTGTCAACCGGTGGTGGAAACTCATACTTGTTTTCTTGTCCCGCTTTCCCGTCTTCGCGGGCCCACAATTCTACCGTAAATTTATCCTTGTCCGGGCCCGAATATGCCCATTCTGCACGCATTTCAAACCCCACTGGGGACTTATATTTGCATTTTTTACAGAGTTCTTGCGGGCTATATTCATTGATTTGAGAAAATCGCAAATCTCCGTTGCGATCCACAACGATGATGGAGACCGGTGCATGGGGGAGAGGCATTCTGGAATGGGTGTGCGTCGTTTATGGAAATCATGCGCTTGGGTTTAAATCATTTATTAAACATTTTTATTTACCGGCGGTTTTCGTCGTCGGCACGTACGTTTTAAATTCGTAAAAACTATGTCGGCATAGTTTAGCAGATGCGCAGATGCTTTGGTTCATTCAAGTTTCAGTTGTTTCTCTCATAATTATTTTTGTTATGCATAACTTGTATTCTTTTTTTAAGGAAACGTTGACCGTGCCTAAAATAAAGGACATGGTAAAGCGCCCTCAGCAAAGGTATGACGCGTTATTTAGGGAGCTTCGCGATCACGTTGCACTTTCAGAAGACGCGAATGCCGGCACCGATGCGAATGCCGACACTGCCAACGCAAGTAATTGCGCAAGTAGCATCAATGCCAGCAGCACCAGCGCAGATGATATGAAAAATGAATTAAAACGGTATTTAATGAATCTGAATTCGTCTCAACAAACGCACGCGGATCCACAACCCCAATCCGATTTTATTGAGATGGGATCCATTTATAAATGAATAAATTAAACCATATTAAAGCGTTGGCATGAATGTGATGCACATGCAACAATACCCCCGATGCACCCACGCAATGCACCTCACCCCTTGACGGAAGAACGAATTAAAAGTGAAGTTGAAATTTATTATGAATCATCCGTTCATAAGAAATTTTTAGCCGACGTGTATGCGGTCATTCCCAAAGGTCGCAAATGCGTGATTTGGTTCATGAATCGCCAATGCTGGATGTTTCAAATCGCAAAACGGCCATACACGTCCACGTCCACGTCCACGTCCACGTCCACGTCCATACAACGAATTGTAGTGAAGTATGACGTTATCCGCATGATTAATATGCCGTTTGTGAATGAGGCATGGTATGCTGGAAAAGGGACCATCATTTATGGCACGTGCGTTTCCGAAAAACGAAACGACGTGCAGAGGCGGTTCAGCGTTGAGAACGTGCATTACTTATGCGGGGAAAAACAGCCGGGCAACGGCACGTTGGGCCGGTTTGTGGCGTTCTTTGACGCTTACGACGAAGAAATGAAGTCAACAAAATCAAATCACCTGTTTCAACTGTTCATGCCCATCATGCACGCGAATTTTAATAATGCTGCCCGCGACGCCCGGACCATTACCACGTATGATGTGTTTTGCATACAGCATCGGTTCGTGCATCGCGCATGCAGCGAATTCAAAAATTTATGCATGGATTTGGTTGAACCCGTAACCGCGGATCAACGCGGATTGTTATTTTTTCCAAACCAGGCAAACGCTGCGCAACCAATGCAAAAACAAATGCAACCAAAACCACAAATGCAACCAAAACCACAAATGCAACCAAAACCACAAATGCAATCACCGTCCCGCGAATTCATGATTCGTCCCGATACGCAAAACGATATTTATTACGTGTTGCGCAGTCCAGACGAGCCGATAACGGCAAACACGATGATCGCACACATTCCGAATTACAAAACCAGCGTGATGATGAACTCGCTGTTTCGCAACATTAAAGAAAACCAAAACTTGGACGCATTGGAAGAGAGCGACGACGAAGATGAAACACTTACGCCACTTGTGGATTTGAACAAATGCATGAAAATGGTATGCACGTTCAGTCATCGGTTCAAACGCTGGCAGCCTGTTAGACTGTCCAATTAAACTTTAAACTTGGACAGATCTATCTGTTTTGAAAGGGGGATGTTGGGCGGTTTTGTCAATTCGGGTTGAACCCAAGGCCATGGCGACGGCGATTGCGATACGCCGTTGTATCCATTTAATATATTTCTAAAGCCATTCGTGGTACTGTCCCATGCAGTTTGGACAAGTTGGAATAAGCCTCCTCCTTTACGATTCCTGCCTCTGCTTCTGCCTCTGCTTTTGCCTCTGAAACCGCCTTTAAACCCTAGTGGCGGCGAAAGTTGATTGAATTGACCCGCCCCTGGCCCACTCATTGCAGGAACTGGAGGTTGACCCCCGCCCCCCGTCACTCCGTGTGGGCTTAGTTTAAAATGGTTTCCGACTGCAGAAGGTGCGGTGAGATCTCGGTGCATGTTGCTCGCCGCGGGTGCCCATGATGCACCACCGCCAAACACTTGAGCGCCTCCGCGCCTAGACCTAGACCTAGACCTAGACCCGGTCTTAGACTTTGATTTGGTCCGGCGATTTGTTCTGCCTTTTGCCATTGTTAGACTGAGTTGATTATAATTATGATATAAATTGAAGTCTTGTATTCTATTTATATAAAAAAAAAATAAATAAACGCATCACGCGAATGCATATCACGTTGCAAAAAACAAGATGCTACCCTACACAAGAGAAGACGTTATGCGAGCGCATCGCATGAATGTGCGGATTTACAACGCGCGCAACCGTATTCGCGATTATTTACGCAACTTGACCGATTCAACAAAAAATGCGGCTAAATTATTGTGTGCCTCGGTTGCTTCTTGTATTCATGGCATTTTTCCGTCGGTATTTAAATATACAACCGTGGCGGTATGTTTGTCCGTTGTTGAAAACGATTTGATGCATAATAAGATTCCGGTTGTTGCGCACGCGCCCATTCCAGATTCCACGCACGCACATGACATATGATATATGATATATGGTTTATTCAATGTCCACGTGCGTCAAGAAATGACGCCGGCAGCACATTTTGTTCAGCTTAAGTGCGTCCATGACTTCGCCTTCCGGGGTCTTGTGAATGTATTCTTTGGTCAAATAAATGACCTTCTCGGTGTCCATGCCGCGGGACATCTTCAGTCGCCGCACTTCGCTGAGATAGTGCTCGTACTTGTTGGCGATGACGTTGCCGCAGGTGAAGCACTTGACGGGGATAATCATGATTGTGATCTGTTATGAATTGGATTCTATTTGCTGTATTATACTATTATTTTTAAATCAATTTTTAAGAATAATGGAACCGGAACGCGTTTATTATTTTATTCATTTGCGTGTTTGTTTCTTCTTGATTGTTCTTTTTTTCCCGCCTTTACCAGCGGGGGGTAAAGATTTAAGATGTTCTGAAATCGCATCAATTATTGGTTTGCGATCGCGATCATTGAGAATGCTATCCGGAAGTTTTAAATTCAATGAAGTGGAAAGTGCCAGCAGTTCTGTTTTCGACATTGCATGCAGCGGCATTGATGGCCTGAACCGCAGATAATTTATAATCTTCGCTTTTATGATTAGGCATTACTTATATAATAATATAAATAAATTAAATGCTAACCCGATCCATCATGCATACATTTTCTATATTATAATTTGTTTTTGGAATTCCCACTCTTGAACATATTTCTTTTGCTTTTTCTAATGTAAGAGAACTATCGAGACCCCCCGCATAAATAATAGGTTTTAATGAGCCTGCCGCAATTCCCTCGGTTGCGATGATTTGAACAATGGCGGATATAATTGGGTCTATATGTGTGGTCGCGTCTAAATGTGTCATAAATTTTTTAGTTCCAATAATCATTGCTAACCCAGTACAAGTTGCTAATCCACTAGTAGATAAACTTTCCGACACATTTACAATTCTATATTTTGATTGGTCTACGTGGGTTGGGTCTTTTACATAATGTTGTTTAAACACAGCAATATTATCTACATCTGGTCTATACGTGTTTGTAATCATAGATACATTTACAATATTTCCATCAACATCATAGTACATGTGTGGTCTAACTAAAAAAAATTTTGCTCGTAAAGTATCACTTGTTAACCCAAACTTACTACCTAAACTAATCCATTCATCATATTTTCCTTTAGTTTTTAATTCGTCAATTATTTCTTGTTCTGTCCTTCCCCCACCAATCATTTTTTTATTTTTTCTTGTTTTGTTTTTCTTATTAAATTCTTCTCGCGATATCCTTTTTTTTTCACCATTTTGTTTTAATTTGTAAAAATAACCCTTTTTAGTTTTTAAGTATTCAACCATTCTATATGTATATATTAGAAAAAAATCGGCGTTTTAAATGTCCAAAGGTGTAAAATGAAAAATAATTATATTTGCGTATAATTACATTACCTATTTTAAATTCTTACTTAGTTTCATAAATAAACGGCGTTCATTTTTCATCCTTGTCCTTGACGATCAACTGAATTTTCGGTTTTCGTCCTGGTTTTTTTTTCTCTGGTTGTGTGGCATCAACAGTCGCGGCAACAGTCGCGGCAACAGTCGCGGCAACAGTCGCAGGTTTTGCCCTTGGCTTAGCTTTTGCCTTTACCGAAGGCATGGCAGTTGCAGGTACGGCAGTTGCAGTCGCAGTCGCAGTCGCAGGCGCAGTCGCAGTTGCAATGGATTCATCCATTTTTAGTTGTTCCTCTTCCTGCTCCAATGCCGCCATCTGCTTTTCAAACGCGGTGGACGTGCCCAACAAGCTCTTCACCACCAGCTCCGCATTGTCAATGGACCGCACCTTCTTGAACACGAAGTAGCGGTTATAAAAGGAGATGCGGCGCTCGTAGTCGCGCATGTCGGGTGCGTCACCTAATTCCGATGCCAGGGCTGGCGTCTGTTTTATGCGCGCCATCATTTGCGCATGCAGCTGCTCAAACATGCCGGTTCCATCAGGCAGACCCAAATCCTTGAGCGCATCATCCCGCGACACCACCTCAAACCCGAAATTCGTCATGAGCCGTTTCAAGTAGTTGAAGTTCACTAAATACTCGCGGAACGTCTTGTTGATGGACTCCTGGTACACGTCAATGGCGTATCCCACGCACGTCTCGTCGTCCGGAAACTCGGTAGCGGTGTACGCTTTGGTCACCTGCCACACGCGCTTCCCCTTGTGCAGCACGGCAATGCCGTCACCCGCGTCATACGGTTTCAGCGCGTCAAACATGGTCGCCCCGTCGTACGTGGTGCCGATGAAGTACCCGCCCGTCTCCGTACACTCGCACACGTTGCGCAGAAAATTGCACACGTTGGCACGGGTTTCAAACATGTAGTGAATCGCAAACTGGCACGACGACACGTTGAACCCATTTTCCGCCTTGCCGTATTCGCGATACACCCCTTCGCCCAGCAGCGCCTTGTCCTTCGGTCCATCGCCGAACACGGCCCGTACAATTTGCTTGTATTTTTCACCGCTGATGCCGGTCCCATTCTTAATGTTGAGCGCGCTGTTGCCCTGCACAAACAACGCCCCCGGCATGATGCTGTACCGCTTGCAGTAGTCCAGGTAGCGCGCGCACGCACCGTCCAGCTGGTTCTGAATGTTGTCCTTTGAAATGTCAATGCCGAGCACGAACGACAGGTTGGAATGAATCCATTTCTGAAGATCGCCGCCTTTGCCCACCGCAAAATCAATGAGCGTGTTGCCGCGCTTGCTCACCCCGCCAATTAAAACGCGCTTGACATAGCGGTTGTGGAAATCGCGCAGCCCGCGCGTGGTCGTGTCGTCCGACTCCGTCGTGCGGTTGTAATACACGTCATCGTCGGCCGGCTCGTCCGGAATGTCCATCCCGGTGGTCAGCATCTTCTTCGTGATCGGGTTGTGAATGGTGTGCCAATTGGAATTGGCCACGTGATAAGCGTTGCCGTAGTTCTTCTGGCCGCTGCGATACTCCGCCGTTTTGTCGGTGCGCACGCGCAGCGGAACCCAGCGAAAGAGCGGATCGGCCGCGCCGACGTTGTACGCGCACTCTATGATGCAGCCGTCTTCAATCACCTCGTTTTCGGCAGTCAGCATCATGCCGCGGTTTCCCGCCGCGTCAGCGCGAAGGATCACGTTGCACACGTGCGCCTCGGCATCATACGGGCTCGTGGGATAAAACGGCGCCGGCTTATACGAGTCTTCGTTCCCACCCGCATTCGCACTCGGGCCCTTGTCTTTACGCGCCGGCAGCTTGCCCTGAATGATGTCCTCGCACGGGTTCAAATAACCGTGCTTTTTTTCGTCAAACCCCACCCGCAGCGTGAGCGTCTTGTACTGCACGATTTGCTCCATTTTGGCCGGGTTGATGCCGTCCGTGTAAATGCTCGTCACTTTGGGCTGTCCGTTAGAATCTTTCACTATCGTGGCTAGAAAGTCAATCGTGTTGGCCTCAGCGGGCTTCCATTTGAACGACAGCGGCCACGTGATTTTGGTCTTTGGCCCGGCCGCTTCGCCACCTGCTTCGCCCCCCGCGGGGGCATCGGCCGGCGTGAAAATGATGCCATCCGTGTTGTACTCGTACGTGTTGGCGTCAATCTGCGACATCAGCGTGGCGCAGCACTGGAATATGCTTTGGTCCTGTCCCGTGTATTTGAATTTCTTGTATTCAATACGGATCGGGCACGTGGCTGCCCCGCGCACAACGGGACGCGCATTGAGTGCATTTATCGTTTCAACCAACAGCGGCAGGCGGTACTTGCTGGCAGACACCTCGGCGGAAGGCGGGACAAAATGCAGCGCGCGCACGTCCTTGCCGGCAATATAGTACACGTCAAATGCCGCAAACAAGTTGATGAACCGGCCGTTCTTGTCGTGCAAAATGTGCTCGCCGTCCAGCAGCGTGTTGAAGAGCTTGTCATTGCCGCACTGCGCGCCCGTGAATTGCACGCTCATGTTGGTATCAATCAAGTAAACGCGGCCCGCGGGTGACACGAACAGGAGCTTGCGCGCCCCGTCAGCCTTGTCGGTGACCGTGTAATTGGTTCGCACATTGGGGACGGTGCAATTTTCATTGACCGGGATAATATTTTGTAGTTGAAGGGTGAAGGACGACGGGCCAATGAACTGCTTTGGAAGCAACGGCTTCACAAGCCTTTCCCTTTCCCGTTCCCTTTCCTTTTCATTCCCCCTTTCCTTTTCTCTCTTTTCCTTTTCTCTCTTTTCCTTTTCAGTCCTTTCTGGGTGTAACAATTGTAGGTAGTCTTCTGCCACCTCGGCGCGCTCGGTCAACCCGACTGGATAGTTGGTGCCTTGGAGACCCGACATGATGGTTTTAATGCAGGATCGCATCGCATCGGCCAACTTGCGCGCCGAGCTGAACGCGGTTCCTTGCCCGACCGCATCGTTCAACACCTCAATCTCAATTTCGTATTTGGGCTGGGATTCGGTGACCCGAGACTCGGCAAACGTGTGGGTGGGAATCATATGGTTGCCGCCGCTGCCGCCATAGTCGCGGCGCGATTCCTTGACAATGCTCATGTCCACCACGAACGGCATCGCCGGGTTGCGAAACGTGCTGCGGTTGATGTATCGGAACGTTTTTTTACTGCTGCGCCACGGTCCCACCACCGTTTTTGCAGTGGAAGACGATTCGGCAAACTGTTTTTCTTTTTGCAGAGACAGGCGGAAATTGAAGTCGTCAAAATTAAGCGGATGTACGATGTCGCTGTCACCATTGCCATTGCCATTGCCATTGCCATTGCCATTGCCATTGCCATGTTGAAACGCCGTTTTTTGAACGAAAATGGGATGCACCTTGTCCAGCGAATTCGTTTTACAATACAACTGAATGTCGTGGAGACCGGCAATCTCGGTGCGGATCTTGGACATTTCGGGCTTTCCATTTTCACCCACGATTTCGGAATTGATTTTCAGGGTGTATTCATCCGTTTTTTGCATGACGAACCCCGACGACAGCAGGGCTTTAATGACGTTGTCAAAATCAATTTTGGTGATGGACGCAACATGCTTCAAATTGCGGGTTCCAAACCGCACCTCCAATTCCAGTGACCCGTTTTCAGTGTGCAATACCCCACCTAAATAGGTTTCCACTATTGCATCAAATAATTCATGGGGTGGGGCCTGCTTTTGATTCTTATGCATTGCGGTTACCTATGCTGTATATTAACCCTTCATATTATTTAAATTCAATTTTTACAATTATACATACATACATTACATTCTACAAAACCAATTGCTTGACCACCTCATCGTATAGTTCTTGCTTTTTCATTTTGGATGTCATCTGAATTTTCAACCGGTGGCACATTTCGGCGAGTTCTGCCACGGTGTACGCGCTCGTTGCCTTCATCGGTTTTTGCAGGTTTTCAATGCGATAATGCGTTGCGCGCAAAGCAGTTAAGTCATGGTCGGTCGCCTGTGTCATGCTTACGCATCGGGAATTTTTGCCAGTTCGTTGTATGCAATAGATTGGTTTTACCGCGTCACTCATGAATTCGGCATAGACGCGATTGTGCGGATTTACAAAAACCGCATTGATATCGTTCAAATGCACCAGCACCTGGAAGGCGTGCAATGAAATTCGCGGAGACATGATGTCACATTCAATGGTGGACGCCGAAAACTTAAGTCCGATGGTTTGTTTCAATGCCTTGCCCTTGTCCCTCAAACGCATTACTTGGTCACGCTTGCCGTCATTTTCTGCAGTAAATCGGTTTGCAATTTGTTCATACTTAAACACTCCATTTTGCATCACGTACAAACACCAAAACAGCGGATCTTGATTCAATGCGGGACGAAACGGAATGTCATTCGGCTGCACGGGCATAGGCGCTGGCGCTGAAGCGGGCACGGGCGCTGGCACTGAAGCGGGCACGGGCGCTGGCACTGAAGCGGGCACGGGCGCTGGAACTGAAGCGGGCATAGGCGCTGGCACTGAAGCGGGCATAGGCGCTGGCACTGAAGTTGAATCGTATAACATTACTTGTCGCAAATTTTTTAATTCCGAAAGCGAATGATGAGGACGAAATGATTTCATTGATGGTTGGCGCCCGGTTGGTTATATTGAATTAGTACAATGCGTTTAAATCAATTGTACAAAAACATAAACGCATTTGAATTGTAAAAAAAAACATATTAGAATCACGGTGTTATGCTACTATAATCACAAATGACTACCGATTTGAAACATTTAAGGGATCGCATTGAGAGTTTGAACCATCACCACCAAATTCAAGTGTTAAGGATTGTCACTCAAAACAATGTGGCATACACCGAAAACAAAAACGGGTCCTTCGTGAATTTGACAAACATGGATGACACAGTTGTTTCCAAACTAAACGATTATTTAAATTATGTGGACGAGCAAGAAACTCAGTTAAAAAAGGTTGAAAACCAAAAAACAGAATTGACCAAACAATTTTTTAAATAGCCAACCATTCCCCGATGATGGACACGTGCTTGTCATTCAATTCATAGCGTGTTCCAATGACTCGCACCAAAAGCGTGTCATTGGGTTTAATGGTATCCATCGTGCGGTTTTGCGCGGAAGACTCGTGCAATTCGCGTGAAATGTAAATAATCACGGGAGACGGATCTATGCATGCGTGTGCCCGAATGCCAGCTTGAGTCACGGTTTGAGCAACGCACTGCATGACGATTCCGTCCGCTGGACAACACACCATGCACTCAATCTCCAACTGAAATGTTATGTTTCCTCCTGCAAAAATACCCACCGAATAGGAACGAATATTGCATGAACCTGGTTTAACAAAGCCTTCTGGAATGCACTTGCCACTCATTTGGGATGAAACGTGGCGCATGAGTTGTTCGCGAAGGTTCTTGAAATTTATTTCAGAAAACGGAATGCAGACCTTGTGCTGAATGACACTTGAGCGATACCATGAATCAGCGGAAGAGGAGTCGGGTAAATGCAGATGCAGATCCCGATGATTGGTGTGAATAGCCATGCCCTTGATGTTGCTATATTCCTTGTGAGACGTAATTTTAATTCAATTTTTTGAATTAACATTTATTAACCGGTTTTATTTATGCATGATGCAGTTCGGCAATTACCGAAACCGCCGGGTCATTCAGTTCAAAATGCTGCCCAATGACACGCACCGTGATTTCGTCGCCCGCTTTAATTTTGGAGAACTGCGGTGCGGAATAATGATGATCGCGCGACACGAAGACGACGAGCGGGCTTGGCTCAGGTATAATGTGCGCATGCAGACCCGCGTGCGTGACCGTTTGAACCACGCACGTAATGAGCATACCCTCCACCGGATTGCACGCTTGATACTCGTACATGACTTCAAATGCAACCGACCCATTGTCGGCCAAATTGCCGGGAGAATGCGCCAGCAGTTGAGTGGAGTGGGGGCGAACGTACCCCTCCGCATTGCATTTGCCTTCGTGCGCATGCGCTAAATGCTGTTCCAAAACAGCCCGGATGTTTTTTCCAATTGCGATAAATGGCAACACCACTTTTTGGGTCACCATGATTGGAATGTAAAGGTCATTGTTTGGGGATGCGATTGGAGTTTTCAGCATTTGATTTGATTTGATTTGATTCGGGTCGGTTTGGTTCGGTTATTATATGCACCTAATATTATTGTTTTATTTGTTTATTCGCGTAAATCATGCAATTATGCAATTATGCAACGGCCTGTGTCGGGGTAAAAAACCAATGCTTGTCATTTTTCTTCATTGCATTGAAACACCGCAGCAACATTTCAGATAAAACACAGTAGCGCGCAGTGTTTTGGCTCTTTGTATTTTCCATCGTGTAAATGGGTTCCGCATCGGGATTCAACCCGTTCACAATTTGGTTAACAATCGTGAGACGCCGCTGTTTGGACGAAATTTGATCGCAACGAGCCCCGTTCCCCTTTTCGCTCACGTATTTTATTTTGAAAACGGCGTAACTGCCGCCGCTTTTTTCTTTGAATTCGGACACAAACCCGATGATCGGCGCCAACGCCGCAGGTTTCGGCACCATTCCCGCAATTTGATCCTTGTACGGCCGCCATTCTTCGATTGATTTTGCGATGGTCCATGCACTGTCTGCAGTCTTTCGCACCACCAACTGCACCCCATTTGGGCTGGCGGCATTCAAAAGCAGTATGCCTTCCTCCCCTTTGTATTTCGTGTTTTTAAAAATGAAGCTGTCAAAATATTCTCTCGCCAAACGGTCAAATTCATTGCTCGGACTGCCTTTGGAACCATACATCGCATTCAAACACTGCAACTGCGCGTCAACCGTTGCCGCAGACACTGCGAATTCGTCTAAAAAATGGTGCACCACGCACTTCCTTATCACATCGGCCGGCACTTGAAAGCGCTCGTGCAGTTCTCCCATTATATCCGCGCACAACTCGTTCCACGACTTGGTGTTTTTGTCAACCGGCGCCCGTGGCCCTTTCACGATTGCATCAAACTCGGCATGGATTGCTTCTATTTGCGGCGGATAACCGTGCCCTTCCGCCGGGGCTGCTGCGCGCAGCGGTGCCGCCAACGGTTTTAAACCGTGCTTCACAGCCAGCCGCTCCAGCGTGCCGTCGTTCAGCGGGAACGCAATGTGGTCCCGCTTGAATTGCAGCGGCGCGCTGCGGTCGTGCGCGTCAATGCGCGGGTCCGTTATTTCGGCCGGCTGAAACAAGTAATACTCGCCCACGTTGATCAAGCGCCCCGGGCGTCCGTACTTGTCAATGAGGTGCTCGCCCCGGTCGTGCAGCAGCTGAGTGAGCGCGACGTCAATTTGTTCGCGAGGGTGTCCCAATAAATGTTTAAGGAGAACCCGTCGCGCGTAAAAGTGCTGCACGCGAAACAAATCCCGGATGCGCTGCCGAATGCGGTCCGCGTTCACGGAAATGAACGCCTGCGAATACGAGTCGTCGTTGATTTTCAGGACGCCCTTGTCGGCGCTTTTGCCGGTGCTGTCGCTTGCGCACCGGTACTCGCATCGCGCTTGATAATCGCATACGAACGAAAACGGGCGGTCGCCAACCACGTAATGCGGTATCCGCGTGCCGTCCGACAGCACTTGTCGCACCGTGACGTTTTTCCCGCCATTGTGCCGCCGAATGACTTCCTGGCTGAATTTCGTCTGGTCAATATTGAGCAAACAATCCACCGCGTTCTCCTTCAAAATCCGGCTCACTTGCCCGATTTGCGCGGCTTTCGTTTCGGCCACGCGGTACACGTACAAGTCGGCCGCCTCCACCTCGGGATTTGCAGCAAGCAGCGTGCCGTGCAAAAACAGTTGCACGTTGCGTTCCACGAACGGCAGGTCGGCGTGACTGCAGTTGCGCACAGCGCGCCCCACGATTTGCTCAATGCGGTTCATGTTGTACCACGGCTCCATGATGTGCACCTGGCGCACGTTCTTGAAGTCAATGCCCTCGCTACCTGCTTTGGAAATAATGACCACCTTGATGCGCTGCCCGTGCTCGTTGTCGGTCGTGAGCGCCTCCAGCTCGGCGCGATTGTCGGGGGACAGCTGCTTGTCGCCGGTGAACATGGCGTACTTGGCGGCAAACCGAGTTTTCGCGCCCCCCTCATGGAACCGCTGCGGCACCGGGGGCGTTTTGAACAGCGACCCCACTTGCGCGTCGTACCGCGTGAATCCCATTTCTTCCAGGGCCAGCGCAATCGGCACCGCACCGCCGCCAATGTATTCGCTGTAAATCATGACAATCCCGTTGGCACGATCCACGTTGTCGCAAATGCTCGCGATTTTGCTGCTGTATTTACCGATTTCTGCGCGCGAAAAGATGCGCCCGTATTTGGCCAGCAACGCAGGTTTGTATTCAAAATTAGAAATGCGCGCACCGTCGTCCGACACGTCGTGCTTCATGACCCGTTTGATACCCGTGTCGCCTAGCAAATTACCGATGCTTATGCGGGCAAGAACGGCGGTATCGGCAACGGACACCTTGTCACCCTTGTCACCCTTGTCACCCTTGTCACCCTTGTCACCCTTGTCACCCTTGTCACCCTTGTCACCCTTGTCATCCTTGTCGCCCTTGTCGCGTTCCAACAGCTTGTCAAACTCCGCGCTCGGGTACACCATGTTCAACGCTTCAATGGGCTGCTTCAACAAGAACGACCCAAACGACGTGGCATCGGCCGTCATTTCCAAGCGCTTGCGCGCAACGATGTGCTGATACACTGCCTCTTGGTACGCCCCCGCCGTGTTTAAATGCAGGTCCAAGTGCTGGATCGGGTTGGGAATGGCGGTGCCGTTCATCTGCAGCGTGGGATGCCGTTCTCGGCTGGTCACATACGAATGCGCCGGCGCAAAATCGGCCGGGTACATGCGGTAAGGGAAAATGTACGGATTTTCCCCCTTCACGACCGAAATCAAGCCGTTGGATTTAATCCGCAGCAGCTCGGCACCCACGTTACGCCCGTTGATTTGCAGCAAGTTGCCGCCCCGATCAAACACGTCACTGACTGAAATGGGGGCACGACGGTCGTTTACGTTCATCAAATTCAACAGCCACACGATTTCACGCGGGTCGTTGTACATGGGCGTACCCGACAAAAGCAGCAGCCGCAAATTGTCGGCGTATCGCACCAGTTTATAGAGCTCTTCCGACACGCTTTTTCCTTTGCTCTTGTCCTTGTCTTTGTCCTTGTCCTTGTCCTTGTCCTTGTCCTTGTTTTCCGCAATGGCAATGGCATCGTCGTTCGCCTCTTCATCGCTGCGCACGTTGTGAATTTCATCCACAATGAGCAGCCGGTTGTTGAACGTGGTTTTTATGGCCCGAACGGCATCTTGTTTGGATGCGCTGGCAGTCAGCCGTCGCACCGTATTTGCCAGTTCAATATAACCCATAAATTCGTAACTGGCATTGATTAACCGCGTCACGCGCTGCACAATTTCGGCGCGCACGCGCTCCACGTTTTGCTCCGTCAAATCAGCAAGTTCCGCATGCCCGCCCACTTCTTTTAAAAGCTTGGTTCCCGTGCATCCGCGAATGACAAACTGGCGCGCAACCCGGTTGAATTTCAGTTTATTGAAGTCAAACAGCTGCTTGCGAAAGTTGTCCTGCACGTTCACGGATGCAACCACCAATGTTTTTTTGGTGATGCCCACTTGGTTCATGTAGTCCCGCATTTCTTCCGCCACGCTGATTGCGGAGCACGTTTTTCCGGTTCCGAGACCGTGATACAAGAGCAGGCTGTTGTAGGGAGTCATCACCGATAAAAAATTGCGCACAAAGAGCTGGTGCGGAGCAAGCTCAAACGCAGCCCCGCACATTTTGGTGGCTTCTTCTTCCATTTGGGCCTGTGAAGCCGGGATCACGATGTCGTACTTGGTCTCATTGAACTCCCTGCGCTGTGCAATGTTTCGCGCAAAGTCGGCATCGGTTTTGGTTGGATACAAAAATCCAAGGGGCTCAACGTCCTCAGATTCGTCTTTGTTTTTCTGCCATTCCCATTCCGCAATTTCATTGGACAGCGCGGAGTCCGCGCCCGCGGCAGCTAGCAACGGGTGCGTGCGCGCCTTTGATTTTTTCGGTACAACGCTTGCCATGTCCTAATGTGACGTTATAATATAAAATGATTATAAATTGCGCAAATGCCCAAATGCGCAAATGCCCAAATGCCCAAATGCCCATCAACAAACACAATATCCACAAAATCTCTCAACACAAAATCTCGTACTCCTTGAGTGCGTCGTTCAAATTGCGCAAAATGTTGATTTTTTCCAGGTTGTACGGCCGTATGTGCTGCATGCATTCTTCAAACGAAAACCACGCCATTTTACTCACTTCCGTCTTTTGAAATTTGGGAGAAAGAGACTGGGATGTTTTCATGGCCTCGGTTTGTGAAAGCGGAAAATAAGCCACGTAATATTTGTGCTTATACGTTTTCACATTAGATCCCATGAATATTTCTTCATACGGGGTTACGTTTTGCATAACCACTAGCTTGCTGGCGTCATATCCCGTTTCTTCAGAAAATTCTCGCAGGGCACAATGAATGTCTTTTTCTTGATAATTTCGGCGTCCCTTGGGAAATCCCCATTCGGGTTCACTCCATCGCGTGGTTGAATTTTCAATCAGCATGTCCAATGAAATGTAGGATGCTTGGCCGTTCCCGTTGTTTATTTTTATGCCGTTTTTTAATGCATTGAATCGGTCACACGAGACCGCCTCTTCGTTTTGATATTTGGAGTTCAAATAATCCCCCCAAACGTTGGTCCATAGTTCGCTAAATGTTTGTGTTTGCAAACGACGCTTTTCATCCACGGTCATTTCATCAATGATCCGCTGCAGGTACGTCCGATTGTATATGGGATACTTTCCACGAATAAATTCCACGAACCCCAGCGTGTCTTTGCGGCGGATCATTAAATAAGACGCCCCTTCGTCGCTGTCTTTGAACACAATCATGCCGTTGCTGGTGATTGGATTTTTACAAGCGTGTATCAAATGCCCGTTTTTTCCACAATTGTTGCAAAACACATTTTTTTTTTGAAACGAATGCCGATACTGGGTCTTATGAACCGCGTCTCGTTGTTCTTGAGTTTCCGAGTCAGTAAATTCACTCGTCATCGCGCCGGTTTACGTTATGGGTTTAATTCGTGTTCTTTTTATATTGTTTGATGGTAAAAAGACAACCGCGCGCGCGCATCTCAAAAAGAAATGACCGCAACAACAGCCCTGGATCCGGCAGTGTGGGGGCCGCATTATTGGTTTGTCCTGTTTAGCATGGCGGTCACGTACCCGGAGAGACCAAACGACGTCACCATCAAAAAATACTACGACTTCATACAAAATTTGCCGCTGTTTTTACCCCATCACCAAATCGGAAACGCATTTAGCGAATTGCTGGACAAGTATCCGGTTTCCCCCTATTTAGACAAACGCGAATCTTTTATAAAATGGGTGCACTTTTTGCACAATCAAATCAACCTGCGTTTGAATCGCGACGAGGTTTCGCTGCAAGACGCGGTGAACGCGTACTATTCCAATTACAAACCCAAACACGTACGGCTGCATGAGGAACACAAATACCGACGCAAACTCATTTATGCAGGGGGGGCAATATTCGCCGCGACCGGACTGTACTACATGTATTACAAGTAACAATGCAAAATAACCCAATTGCAAATTAAATTAATTTTTATATAATCATTTAATATGCTTTAATTTCATCCATATATTATGAAAGTAAAGACCCGACGACGCAGGTATAAGGGGGGCAAACCCGTATTTGCGGGGGCCCAAGGGTGCGTCTTCATACCGTCCCTCAAATGCAAGCACCGCCATCGCAATTTGAATGACGGCAACGTGAGCAAACTGGGATACAAGGATATGTCTGAATCCGAAATGAGAGAACAAGAAGCAATATTACAATACATAAAAAAAATAAAGAATCACGAACAATATTTTAACATGCATGCAAGTGTGTGCGAGCCGGACGCGCTCAGTCCCGACGATTTAGTGAGTTTCAATGAAACGTGCATTAATTTTGAAAATGACATTAACGCCTCCAACGTAAACCAAAATTTGGATAAATTGCGCGCAATCAACATGCCCAATTTAGGCGAAGATTTAAAAGTGTGGATGGAAAAATTGCCGCTGGATGCGCGCCGAATAAGTGAATTAAACAATCGCATTTGCGAATTACTGGTGCATGCAATTGTGCCCATGAACCAACTGGGTGTCATACACAACGACCTGAAATCCGAAAACTTAATGATGAATAAAACGGTGCGCGTCATTGACTGGGGGCTTGCAGGGATTGCAACCCGGCAACACCCCATACCGGAACACCACTTTATGAACAATCCCGTGACATTCAACCGCCCGTTTTCCACTATGATCATTTCCCGTCAAATTGATGAATTATATCATAAATTCATTTCGCAACTTCCCGCCAAATTTGAACCTGAACAACTGGAGCCATTTATCCACGAGTTATATCAAAAATATCAAAAATGGTTACCGAGCGGGCACGCCTATTTCGTATACGTCTTTAAAACAATGTTCAAATTAAACACTGAAATGGCCACGCTTGTGCTGCAATCCATGTTGGAGAGGTACAATGCCCGTATTTTGTATCATTTCACCCATTCCACCACCCGCAAATTCATGCTCCATGAATATTTTAACAATGTGTACCGCTTTAACACCGACGTGTGGGGCACCATGACCGTGTTTTACAGCATGTTCATGCTGCCGCGGGATCATTTCATCATGCCGGATTCCACATATGATGCCATGCTGCAACAATACCGCGCCCTGTTTCGCACCACGGTGTTTGCAAACGGGCACAAACGCATGAACGTGCATGATATTGTGAAACAACTTCAAACCATGAATAAAACCATTTTGAAGACGGCGGTGCAAGATAAACCCTTTAAAAAAAGTGTAAGGTTTATCATAAACCCAACCACAATCACACACAAAACACGCCGCCGCATGCACCGGGTCCCAACCCCGCATCCCTTGAAAGAGGGGGGTGCATTATTCTGATTCATTGATTCATTGATTCATTCATTGATTCATTGATTCATTCATTGATTCATTGGATAGTTCATGCTCCGATGTTCCGATGCAAATTTGCAATGATAACATGAATTAATATGATGCCAATGTATATATGTAATGAAACTTGAACTCTTCATTTTTGGAATCACGGCGTTCCTCATATTCAACACGTATTATGACGGAAAATATCTGAAGGTGTTTCACTCGTGGCAAAAGGAAATTAAGATGTCCACATTTGCATTTGTGGGATTATCTCTCTACATCTTCTTGAAGAAAAACCCGGGGCAGTCGCAAACCATGCTGTCGCATGCCAACGACATCATCCGGTACATGCCGATCAGCCGCTCTTCGGCCGACATGCTGTCCCCCTTTCTGGATTTCGCCAACAACAAATCGCTGTTTCAAACCGATTCTACACAAGGAACGACGGCACCTTTAGGGCGGCGCGAGGCGCAAATGGAAGCCCGCATCATGGCATCCGGACGCAACAATGCCACCAAGCGCAGCGTGAGCGAAACCAAGAAGAAGTTCGTGGCGGCGCAGCAGTCGTGGAAATGCGGGCACTGCGACCGCCAGTTGCCGGCGTGGTACGAAGTGGACCACATCGTGCGGCTGGAGCACGGCGGTTCCAACAACGTGGACAACCTGGTGGCGCTGTGCCGCGACTGCCACGGCAAAAAAACCGCTATGGAAACATTTTAGCGAATCGCATTAGCATCATTGTGCATCATTGTGCATCATTTTGCATACATTTTTAAATATATGCAATGTATAATTAGTATTTGGATTTTGCAATGCAATCCGCATCCGCACCTCAAACTCCGGATGAACCATTGAAAATCGGATATTATCTATGGCTGGCCGCAATCGGTGCAATCGTGTATGCCTACGTGTTTGCCACTAGTCGGTCCGAAATGGCAAACAAAACACTCGTTTCCATGGAGAAGATTATTGTAACAGACGCTTCTGGTAATACTTTAACAGACGTTTCTGGTAACGAGATATCCACTTTCACTTTTAACCCGAACACCGGACATCGGGTCATCACGCTGTTGCCATTTGTGTGGTTGTATGCAGTTCTCATCAAAATATGCACTTCAATCTATTTTACATACACAGACAATAACCGGTTAATTGTAGGTCTGACATTACTGACAGTTGGAACCTTGATCGGTCTGGTGTTTGTGTCCATCGGGGCGACAGTAGTGGAAGCCAGGGCAGCAGCCAGGGCAGAGGTACTAAATAACTTAAAAGAGAATTTAAAAAAACCAGATCCAACCGGAAAAAGTAAAGAACAGTTAATAGAAAAGGCAGAAACAGATGCAAGGATTGCAGAGGACAGCGTTAATAAAAACTTAGATCTTAAAGGCAGCGAAAGACAAGGTTGGGTTATAACCAACATCGTGATCGGTGGAATCATCTTCTTATATTTATTATTGCCTGGGTTGTGGCATTTAAAGCAAACGGGAAATATGGCAAATTTTTCATCTATCTACTCCGGATTGCTTGCAAAAGCGAGCCAATTCGTTTTCAGCTTTTGGTTCCCGTTCATGATGATGGTTTATTTTGTAAAAACGGGGGCCACGGATTGGTTCCGAATTGTGGCGGTTGTCTCCATTGTCATAGCCATCGCGTTTAACTTGACCAACTTATACAATATTTACAACAATGCTGCGCCACTGAAGGATGCACGGACCACAATTGGTGAATCATTCCGGTATTTCTTAAAAACATCTCCAATTTTATCATATTTGAAATTCGTCGTGACAACCAATTTGACTGACATTGTGGCCAAAAAGGTGCTGATTTTTGCATTGCTGTGTTATGTGGCGTACTTAATGATTTCGGTGTATAAATTCAAGAACTCGTTAGTGCCGTGTGTTTCAACCCACTTTGCGTCGTGTTTCTGGGACCCGGAATTTACGTATTCGGACGATAAGAAAACATATTATGACCCCAAAAAAAACACGCCCTACATCAATGCCCTGTTTTACACGCTCATGATGACCATGGGAGTGAACATTCTGAATTACGCAATTGTATTGTTTTGGCCGTTGTTGTTAATGAATTCACCGCTGGTGAACAATATCAAGAATTGGTTTAATAACACTAACACTGCTGCGCCTGTTACTCCATTTCCTGAAACATCAGAAATTATAAAGACATTCTTTTCGTTGACATTTTTCCCGTTTTATTGGATATTCAAATTATTTGTACAGCATCCGATAATAACCCTCGTCGCCTTCATTGCATTTGCCGCGATAGGGGTGCTGCTGTATCGCTCATCGTTTGACTTGACGGCGTTCATAGAGGGCCAGCGCGGAACCGTCATCACGCTCTTCACGTTGTTCATTGCCTCACTCATCCTGTTTGGCGTGTACACATACGCCAGCAGCACGGCCCCTGGTGGTTCAAGTAGCAGCGGCAGTAGCAGCGGCGGCAGTAGCAGTAGCCCAACCTATTCAGAATTTATTTTACGACCCATGATGTTCATTGCCGTAGCGGCGTGCATCATCGGCATTGTCTCATATTTCTTAACATCGCAAAGCCGGCTCGTCACAATGGCCAACTTGTTGCAATACGCTATAACCATGCTCATTTATGTGACGGGCATTGCAATCGTCATTGGCATGGCGCGTACCATGTTTTCCATGTCGCGAAAAATGGGCGATTCCATGTTTCAAACCAGCGAAGATTCCAATTGGGTAATCAACGTGCTCAAACTCATTGGCAACGTGCTCTTTTATTTGCCGTGCTTGATGCTGGATTTCGTAGACACGTTGAAGGAACAGTATGGGTTAACCACCCGTTCAGATTTGATTCTACTGGTAGCGGAAGCGGCGTTCATTTTGGCGGGACTGTATCTGCCTTCCTTGGCGACAAAGGCAATTAACCACACGGGGGTGCAGATTGTGTCGGCACCCATTTCCATGTCGAAGGAAACCCAGCTCGCCAAACACCATGTGCGCTTTGTTAATTCCAAAGGGATGGTTTCGCACGTGTCGGGAGCGAACCCGCTTCCGCCATTGTCCACACCCATGCCCACACCTGCAACACCCGCCGGGATAAACCTGCACAACAACAGTTACGGCGTGTCGGCGTGGTTCTATATTCGTTCCCAATCCCCAAATAAACAAGACACAATAAACATGTTTAAATTTGGTAATGATGGCAATATTGGACCCAAGGTTTCATACAATCCGCTGCAAAATTATGTGCAGATTGAGATGCAAGGATCTTCAACTACTATACCAACTATACCAATACCATTTATTCGCGATGTCCCGTTGCAACGATGGAACAATATTGTGATAAATTCGGACAAGGGAGCAATTGATATTTTCATGAACGGTAGATTGGTTTACACTGGAACGCACCTTCAACCCGAAAACAATGCGGCTTACAATGTTGTTATTGGGAGTGGCAAACCAGATGATAATGATAATGATAAAACCATTGGCGATTCGGGCATTCAAGGAGAGCTTTGCAACATGGTGCTCAAACACGACCCCTTCACAAATGCCGAAATTGCATGGTTTTATAAAACAAATAAAATGCTGAACCCGCCAGTTGTTGGCGTGAATCCGGATCCACTCAATCAAGGCGATTCGGCAAGATATTTGGCGGATCAATCGGTTAGCAACGAGATTGAAGACAACGAGTACAATGTGGACAAGACCCCCAACAATCCGTTGTCGTTCAGCACAAGCGGTGCAACCAAATACGGATTTTTAGGAGCCTTCGTTGGAGCGATTTTGGGTTGGTTATTTAATAACGACAACGGCGAAGGGGTTCTCATGGGAGCCGTCGTGTTTGGATTAATTGGCGCAGTGTTGGGTGCACTATTTAGCACCGATGGTACGGTGGCCAACATCATGAAAACGGTCGCGAACGTGTTCGTCAACACGTTTTAATCCACGTTTTAATCCACGTTTTAATCCACGTTTTAATCCACGTTTTAATCCACGTTTTAATCCACGTTTTAATCCACCAATTTCGTCGCGCATTTAAATAATAATATAGGTTGTATTATATACTGGGTAACCATGAATATTTTAACCATTTTTATATTCATCCTCATAATTATTTTAATTTATGCAGTGATCAAGTTGATGACCAAAACCACCACCAATGTGTCGGGCTTCTCGGATGCATCCAAACCATTGAGTGTGCCTTGTAGCAATTTTGGATTAAGTCAAAATTACGGGTATTCCGTGTGGATTTACGTTGACTCGTGGAAGAACACTGCAGCAACAGATACAGAGATCAAAAAGAATATATTGACGCGCTGTAATGGAAATACTGTGGTATTCAATCTGTACTTGGACAACGCTCAAAACAATTTGAAATTGAAGATGAACAACAACGCCAAACCGTGCGACATTAAAAACATAAAGCTTCAAAAATGGGTCAACATCACCATGAGCGTTTATGGCAACACGGTGGACTTGTATTTGGACGGAAAATTGGTGAGAACCTGCGTGCTCAACGCAATTCCAGTCGCGCCGGTTTCCAATGACACGCTGTTTGTAGGTGGGGGGGACATTAAAGGATGCTCGGCTTCGGACGGCGACTTGCGCGGTTACATTTCCAACGTGGTTTACAAGCCCGATTACTTCACGCCGGAAGAAGCGTGGAACATTTACAGCGCCGGGTACAGCGGCGCCGGCATGTTTGACTTTGTCAACCGATACAAGCTGAATTTCAGCGTGATTAAAGACGATCAAACACTGGGACAAATCTCATTTTGATAAACATTAAAATAAATGTATTACATTATTTTATTAAATACATTGAAAAACATTAAAACATTAAAACATTAAAACATTAAAACATTAAAACATTAAAACATTAATAATATCAGTAATAATATATCATAAAGGTTTGTTTTAGCACTATCCAATGAATCCAATGAATCCAATGAATCAAATGAATGCACCTCCACCCATGAATCTCCCCGCGTTGAACGATTTCAAGGCTCCCGACATTGTCAGCGGATCCAAAACATTTTTGGATTCCAACAGCTACGTGGCCAAAACCGCTTTTTTAATTTTGACCGTCATCGTGTTTGTCTATGTGTTGCGCACGTGTGTTGCAATCATGGGATTCCTGTTTTCGCCCAACTCTAGTCCGTATTTGGTGAACGGATTGATTGACGGCACGGTTGGCAATTTAATAATTCCGCAGGATCCGTCACAAGCGAACGCGGTCACCATCATCCGATCCAAGAACGATGCAGGGGGCATCGGCATCACGTGGTCCGTGTGGTTGTACATTAAACAAAAAAGTTATCCTACAGATGTTAATCCTGTAAAATGGCGGCACGTTTTCAACAAGGGCAGCAGAACGCCAATCGCAGAGGGTGACACAAAAGGCATCATGACCCCGAACAATGGCCCGGGTCTGTATTTGAAGGGCGACTATTCCGCGATTCGCGTGGTCATGAGCACCTTCAACAACCCGAACACCTCGGTGGATGTGGAAAACATTCCCATCAACAAGTGGTTTAACGTCATCATTCGGGTGGAAAACACCGTACTGGACGTGTTTATTAATGGCGACTTGGCGCAACGCCTGCCGCTGAACTCCGTCCCGTTCCAGAATTATGCCGACGTGAATGTCGCCATTAACGGCGGATTTAACGGCGTCATATCGTCGTTGCGGTATTACAACGTGGCGCTCGGTACACGGGCCATTGCAAACATCGTCAGAGAAGGCCCCAAATTGAATGTGATTGGCGCATCCGGCGGAGCCCCCGGCATCATGGATTATTTGTCCATGCGCTGGTTCTACAACCAGTGGAGTGCCGATTAAATCATGAATTAAATGTATGTTCATTATAGATATATATTAACATTGAATTGCATTCATGCAACCCAATGCCGAATACGACTACATCATCGTGGGCGGAGGTCCCACCGGCCTGGCGCTGGCCCAACTGCTGGCATTGCCTACGACAACGACAACAACAACAGCAGCAACAACAGCAGCAACAACAGCAGCAACAACAAAATCCAGGCGCATCCTGCTCCTTGAAAAACGCGGCTATTTAGGAGGGTGTCACGGCGTGACCCGGACCGCTGACGGCATGATGACGGAGCACGGCCCGCGCATCTACATTGACAATTTCCTCATGTTCACGCAGCTGCTGAACGACATGGGCACAACGTTTGACGACTTGTTCGTGAAATACAACTTCAGCACCGCAACCATGATGGCGGAAGCTTTGCGGGTTTTATCCCCGAGAGAAATGGCCACCCTGTTTTGGAGTTTCATCACATTGAATGATTCCTTTAAAAAAATAACATTATTGGAATATCTCTCGTCTCATGGATTCTCAAATGCATCTATTGACATATTGGACCGCATCGGCCGGCTGACCGACGGCGGCAGCGCCGACACGTACACGCTCTTCAGTTTCTTGCAAATCCTGAACCAGAATTTTTTGTACGGCATTTACCAACCCCGGGTGCCGAACGACGTGGGGCTGTTCCGCATTTGGGAGGCCGCACTTCGGAGGCGCGGCGTGATCATTGAGAAGAACACGACAATTGACCGCTTCACGGTTTCCGCCCAGCGCGTGACGGGGCTTGCAGTGCGCACCCAAACCAGCAACAACAATGAACCCGTCGCGTGCGCGTGCGGCCGCGTCATTCTGGCATGCCCGCCGCAAGAGGTGCAGCGCATTTTGAGCGAGCATACGAACCTGGGGGGCGCGTTCGGTCCTGATTTTGACCGGTTCCAGCAATCCACGCAGTACTTGCCCTACATTTCGGTGATTTTTCATTGGCGCGCTAAAATCAATGTGCCGAAAATATGGGGCTATCCGCGCACGTCGTGGGGCGTCGGCAACATCGTGCTGTCCGACTACATGGACTTCAACGACCCGCGGTCCAAGACCGTCATTTCCGCGGTGATCACCATGCCGGACGCGCCGTCCGAAAAGTTGAATGCCAGCGCCAACGACACGGGCAACAAGCGCGCCGTGATGAACGAAGTGTTCCGACAGCTCAAACAAATTTACCCGGACTTGCCGCAGCCGGACCACCAGTTCTTGACGCAGAGCGCGTACGACGCCGTCGGGCGGCGATGGGTGCCGTTCAATCACGCCTTCATGACGACCACGCACGGCTATGTGCCGAACCGGTCCGCGCTGTACGAAAACTTGTACAACTGCGGCGTGCAAAACGGCAACAGCAGTTACAGCTTCACGTCCATGGAATCCAGCGTGGCCAACGCGGCGCACTTGGCGGCCGAACTGCAGCCGGAATTGAAGGACAACCCCGTGCTGCGACTGCGAGAGGCGGTCACCGTGCGTGCATCTCTGGGCGTGGGCCTGGTGTTAATTGTGTTAATTGCATCCATTGCATCTTTAAGCACATCTAAGACTCGTCGCAAATTGAAATTGAAATGAATGTACTTTGCCGAATCATATATTTCAATTGTTTCAATTGTTTCAATTTAAATGCATCGCAGTTAAATTAAAATACCATTGAACCATGATACCGAACATTGTGCACTTTAATTATGGTCTAGTTGAACAAAACGAAGACTTTTTATTTGTTTATTATGTCGCAGTGCTTTCCTGCAAAGTGGTGAACAACCCGGACAAAATATACATGTACTATCACCACGAACCCAAGGGACATTGGTGGAAAAAAACCAAAGAACTTTGCGAACTCGTGTTCGTGGAAGTGCCAACCCACATTGGCTCCAAAGAATTGAAAAAAACGGCGCACAAGTCGGACGTGTTGCGAATGATGAAACTGAAAGAAATCGGCGGAGTGTATTTAGACATGGACACCATTTGCGTTAAGCCCTATGCGCACTTGCTGCACCATAAATTCGTCATTGCAAATGAAATCACGGAGTCGGGGAAAAACATGGGGCTGTGCAATGCAATCATGATGACCGAACCCAACGGGGCATTCATCATTGACTGGTTCAACCATTACGAGCAGCACTTTGAACCGGACGGATGGCAGGAAGCGTCCACCTTTTTGCCGATGAACCTGTCCACACGGCACAAGCCCGCGGATGTAACCGTTTTGCAACCCACCGCGTGGCTCCTGCCAAGCTGGGAACAAACCGGCATGATTTTTGAACGGCCGAATGAAATACCGGGCGAACTAATTGCACTGCACTTTTGGAATCAGTACACGCATGAAAAGTATTTGAAATGCATTGCCAACTTTGACTGGATCGTTTACAACTCGCAAACGCTGTATGCAAAGCTGCTGCTGAATGTGTTGCAGCACGCAACGAAGGTTTCGGTCAAAACGGTAGAGTTCCCTGACCCAAAGATAGACATCTTTGTTTCGCTAGCGTCGGATCGCGCACAACAAAGGACCATTTTGACCAAAATAAACGAGTTTTATAAGGGGGTAATAAACACAAATAAATCATTTGACATTGAAGATTTTGATGACTTCGTGCGGGCATTCAATACGTGCAATTCAATCGGCACGTGCAGCATACTGTCTCAAATTGTCACAATGTGTTATTATTTGTATGAAGACGAAGCGCACATCGTTCAGCATCGCGCGTATTATCAGAAAATGATAAAATTCATGATCATGCGCGTCGGTCCCATTTACGAAACCATAAATATCATGAATCAATTCGTTTGTCGCAACCATTCGTATCCGTATGCGTATCACGACATGATCAACGTGGAACTCTTTAAAAACATCGCATGCTTGCAATCCAAATTGTGTCCGGATTTGCTGTTGAATGCGGTTTTGCCATCGGCATCAAACGCATCAAACGCATCAAACGCATCAAACGCATCAAACGCATCAAATAATAAAATACGGGTGGGATTTGTATCGGATTTCATTGTCCAGTTTCATTCCGTGGCAAAGGACCGCATAGGAATTATCAAGCACTTGTGCGACGATCCCGATTTTGACGTGAAAATAATGACTCGCAAAAAAACCATGCACGCGTTTTACGAAAAAATAATGGGACACCACGCATCCAATGTCGTGATAACTATGGAGGACGGCGATTTGGTTGCAAATCGGCAACAAATCGCGGACCAACAGTTTGACATCATCGTATACCCCGAAATTGGCATGTGCATGCAAACCCGAATGATTGCTTTTTCGCGCCTTGCGCCGGTTCAAATCACCACGTGGGGGCATTCCGACACTTCCGGATTGCCCAACATGGACTACTTTGTGTCATCCAAACATTTCAATGCGGAGGAAGACCAGGCGCATTACAGCGAAAAATTGGTTTTGTTTGAATCGCTGGGAACCCATTACTATGACTTGTTTAGCCATTTCAAGGAAGAACTGCAATTGGAAACCAAGGGAGGCAAGGGAGGCAAGGGAGGCAAGGGAGGCAAGGGAGGCAAGGGAGGCAAGGGGTTGCGCGATATCATCATTGAAAAAACCGGCATTTCATCCCCCACGCTTTACGGATGCGTTCAAATCTTCATAAAAACGCACCCCTCGTTTGTGGGCATGCTGCATGACATCCTGAAAGCGGACGAAACCGGGGTCATTGTGATGTTGTCCACGCACGAGGGGGACGCGGACGATGTCATTTTCAAGAAGTATTTAAGCGATCGGATTCAATGCATGGAGCGCGTGCAGTTCATTTATCAGGCACCATTTTTAGAGTACGTTGAAAACATAAAGGAGTGCGACATCTTTCTGGACTATTATCCGTTTGGAGGGTTTAATTCAATCATTGAAACGTTTTTGCTGGGCAAGGTGTGCATCACGCGCCCTGGGAAACGCATCAGCGGCAAATTCACGCAAGGACTGTATCGCAAAATGGGTATAACCGAGTTCATTTGCGATTCGGAAACCGAATATGTCGCCAAAGCGGTGCATTACGGCAAACATCCCGACGAGCGACGCAAATACGAGGCGCTGATTCGGGACAACGTTCATAAAGTCATTCAAGAGCAAGAAAGCGTGGATGAATGGAAAGCATTTTTGAAACGCGCGCACGATGCGCATGGGCAATAAAAAAACAGCATTTAAATATCGGCTTATTTCAAATGTCGGGAAATCAAAGTACAAGCGCATGCGGAGGGGTGGGCTATGTGCCAGTTCCATCTCACGTACTGAGCCGTGAAACCGGCACCTGTTTAACCGTGACGCGCCAGCAGTACAAGGCCGAAATTCTTCAATGCAAACAAAACCGCGCGCAGCTATCGCGGGCGCAACAGTACTCCATGTTGTCGCGCAATGCGCTCACGCGCAAGAAGTCGTGGGCCACGCAAACGCAAACGTACACGAACCCCAACGTGGACAACCTGCCGGAAATTAAGGCATCCGTGAATGGGGTTATGCAAACGGTGCACTTGAATTGTTATGCCATACCCCCCACGCCAACGCCAACACCAACCCTCTTTCCCTTTCCGGGTCGTGGTGCGGGCGGAGGTGGCGCCGGACAAGCTGGTCAACCTGCGTCAAATAATGGAAACGGTGGAGATGGAGCGCAATTCGACATCATTGGTGTAAATACGTATTATGCCGGAGGAGGAGGAGGAGGAACTGCAACAGGGGCAATTGCCACAGGTGGCTTGGGTGGTGGCGGACAAGGAGGCACTCAATCTAATGTGGGAACTTCAGGAACCAATGGAACTGGAGGTGGAGGTGGAGGCGGAGGCGGAACTTTTTTGGGCGGGGGGACCAGTCCTGGAAATGGTGGGTCTGGCATCATAGTCATACGTGTTCCCAGTTTTGTGTGATCCCCCCCCCGGATTCACGGATCCAAATCATTGATAATAATTTTATTTAAACAAATGAAATTATTTCACGTCATTCAATATTTGGGGTTGGGGGTGATTAAGTGGATTTAGTAACTTCTTTGAATGCAACGACACTTCCTAAACGGGTAGACACAAAGGCAACCACTGTAATCGGAAGGTTGGTATTGAACACGGCGTTCGTGCCCAAATACAAGGTTGATGCGTCGTTTGCAAGAAGATTGCCCATGACCAACGTGTGCGTAACCGAAGCGCCTTCGGCAAATCCAGCCAAATTCGTCACGCTCAGTTCGTGCACTTCGCTCGCACCCAAATTGTCGGTTGACACATTAGCGCTTGCATCTAAACCAACAGTATAGCTCTTGGTAAGTCCGGATGACGATTCAAATGTAATAACATGTTGAACCCCGTTTTGGGACAAACTAGGATTTGTCAAATTGCTTTCTTGGGCCAAAACGAAAACAACCGATTGCACTCCTTCCGCGTGCAAACCATTCGCGTTTATGGTTGCGCTTATTGCAATGCGACCATTGTAGGTACCACTGCTCATTACACTATATGTGGATCCAATTTGCAAACTCGCTTGGCCTGCAACCGTGTACGGTAATATCGGCGACTGAAGCGTCAAAAACAGCGGGGTGGATTGCGTCGACACCACTGAATTCGCAGTTCCGTTAACGTATTGCGATAACAAGTTGTACGAAACGCCCGCCTTCAACCGGTACTGCAATTTGAGCACGTTTCCAAGCGCATAACCGTCCAAGTTGTACTCGTTCACAGTGGGACTAATCGGCTGAACGGAGTTCGTCGTGCTGCTGCAGGTCAACACCTTCACTTGGCTGTGCATGGGATCGGTGGTGGTTCCATGGCCATTGCTAATTAGTTTCACTTCAGTGACGTTGGCTCCGCTAGCTACGTAGTCATTGCGCTGAACCTTCAGCGTGGAATTGTTGCTGCCCCTCGCTACAATGCTTGCCAGAGCAGAGACGTTAACCGACGCCACCGTGAAATCAATGCCGATGGGCTTGGAATAATACACCAAATTATCCGCGGCAGTGAGTTTAATTTGCAGAGACAAGCTTAGGACAGTTCCAGCGGCATGCGGGCTCAAATCAATCGTGTAACTGTGATTTAAAACTTGTCCGGACACGTCGTTTCCGGACGCGTCGTTGTTTACTTTCAATGTCAGTTTGTAAGCGGAAGTCACCGACGAGCTGGCGGATACATACGTGCTAAGCCCATTGTCCCATGTGGACTTTGTCGCATCATACGACTCCTTAACACCACCAGTCAGCGCGACATTGGTGGGCACAGGGATGACCGGAATATTGTGAATCTTCTTGACTGTTTCAACCTCACGAATGTCTGGGGCAAAGTTGGGAACTAACTGGTAGGGCTTGAACACAATGTCGCCGGATCTGAAATTCAGCCACTTGTTGGACGATTCGGCTCCATTCTTGTCCTTGATTTTAACACCCTCCGCAAAGGTTGCATTGGATGCAGCCGCGGTTTGCAGCGTGTGCAACAAGTTGGATTGGGAATTACCGTCGGATCTCTTGACATCCATCAACAGTGTGAGAGGGATGTCATTGGTTCGAAAATACACGAACACTCCGTCAATGGTCCTTGGCGACGTCGGTTGAAATACAATGTCAAACTTGATTTTGGACGCATTGTTGTCATTGAACGTCTCATAAGAATAATTGTTAACACTGAAATCGGCCGAAATAGGAGGATCAAAGAGAGGAACGCTGTAGGTATCGCTGATGGGACCAGTAATGGTACCGCTATTGGGATCATTGATTTTATAACGCACCTGATAACTGCAATTTGCACCGCGGATGCTTGGATTTTCAAGACTGATATCAAATACGCCGTTGTTTGAAACATTGACTTCTTTAAGGGCATTCGGAGCAGCCAGGTTGCTGGTGAATATCGCACTTGCAAAATTGGGTTCAGACGCAATCGGATTGTTGATGGGAACGGTAAAGATGTTTTGCGTAAATCTGGGTTCGGAGGCGGTTCCAACCGTCATTACGTATTTGTTCACTTTGGGGACAACCACAACAGAATTGGAATTGGTTGCACTGGGGCGGGTGGTTTCGCCAGCAACGGGTTCAATCGCCACGCTAACCACGACGTTGTTAGCCTGAGAAAAGCCAACCGTACTTGGAATCAAGAAATAAATGGGGTTCTGCGCTGATCCCAATATGTTGGCCGGTCCGGGAAGATTGGGAAACAATCCATTCGCGTTGGTGTATTTGTTGGACGAAGCGTCAAACAGCTCAATGTACATCTCCTGGTCGGTTTTGTTGTCGCGTCCCTGAATCTGGTGCAACTCGGTAACAGGCACCAATGAGCCATTCACGCTCAGGGTGAACCTGTGATTGGTGACCGGAACGCCATTAACGACCGCATCCAAATCCTTGAAAAATCCGTCCGTGACTCCGCTACCGTATAAATCAGTTTTAGAAAACTTTCCCACGATGCCCAATTCCGGTGCCAGAGTGTATCCGCTGGCAGTGGTTACATTAGAAATGTTCACCGTGCGATCACCCGAACCGGCAACATTCGCCCCGCCAATCCAGGCATTCAATGTAACGACGCTGTTAAACGGGACAATATCGGAAGTGAATGCTTTACTAACACTTGGTGATTCTTTGGGGATGGTTTCAGATATAAGGTTAAAACTTGCATCCCTATTCACCGATAAATGTTCAATTCTCGCAGAAACGTCGTAAGTATAGGACTTGTTCGGGTTCTGTGTGGGTGCAGTGGTGGTCCAAACCTTAACCAGGTCTGCCTTCAAAACGGTGTACAGAATGGTTCCATCTACAACATTAGTACTCACTGGCAAAGAAGCCGTGTACATTGTGACACCTCCTTGCGACAATTTGAACGTGATGTTGCCGGACGCCGATGGAAGCTTAATCTGCGGAACTGTAGTCGGAAACATGTAAAGGTTCATCACGCTGCTGGTTGTCAGAACATCCGCGCCGGATTGATCGGTACCAAACCCGTACGCATTCACTGATTGAATTGCGGGTCTTTTAATCACGTGCAATTTGCGAGGGAAATTTGCATTCGTGCTATATCCGTCAGAGTATAACGCAAAAGCGTTAATGTCATACGCCTTGTCATCGGTTAACTTATTTGTATCGGTCTGCGTCAATGTGTAGTTACCAGATGATTGATATGACAATTTGACAGAATACGAAGTTAGTGTATTTAGGTTTGTATTGGCAGTCACATATGCTGTCACTTCGGAAAACGAAAATAACACACTGGATGGCGTGCGATTGTCATTCTGATTTGCAAAATTGATAGGGCACCTGAGAAGAATGTTAGAACCGGCCGCCCCTTCAACTGACGCTTCATTCTGAATTGCGAGTTGCGAATTATTGAATTTGTCACCCCCATCCCCACGATACAAAAAGGAATAACTCAAATCAAGGTTAGTTCCAAATTTAGCATCATGCCTAGTGTCATTTCCATTTTCACTCAACAGAGCGGTTACCTTAACGGTATAATACGTATTGTCAACAAACGGGTGTTTGATATCAGTGGTCTTGGCGTTTGCTGAATTTAGTACGACATAATTCTGTCCAACTGAAATTGCATATGTGCTTGGTTGGTCCCCATTTGAAGTTGTAATTGTTTTAGAGATGATAACCTGCGCACTTTTAACATTGGTAAATTGATTGGACACTAAATTTATGTTAAAAAAATTACGCTTGTCAACAAGGGTTCCGGTTAAAATAGTTGACGGGGTTGTTGAACTAGGCACATAAAACTTAAACTCTGTCATGATATTGGTTATACTATGATATAATATTTTTTTTTATGCAAAATCATAAAGTTATAGTTAAACATAAAAAAAAATATAATGTGTTTCAGATTAAACCTGAATGTTTTTAGATGTCAAAAATTTTAATATTTGAGTAGTGTTTTTCTTTTGATTGGGTTGAGGCTGAGGCTGAGGTTGAGGTTGAGGTTGAGGTTGGGGTTGGATTGTATACGTTGACGCGGACAGTGGCGGAACTATATTTAGGGCAGCAGTTGCATTTTGTGCTACATTTGCAATTGGCGCTACACTTTGTCCCCAAATATTTTTTATTTTACCTAGTTTCAAAATCGGATTCATATTCTTCTTTACTTGGACTTGTTGCAAGCGTTCTTGTTGCTGCTGTTGAATCAATTGTTGTTGCAAGCGTTCTTGTTGCTGTTGTTGAATCAATTGTTGTTGCAAGCGTTCTTGTTGCAATCGTTCTTGTAACAATTGTTGTTCTTGTTGCTGCTGTTGAATCAATTGTTGTTGCAAGCGTTCTTGTTGCAATCGTTCTTGTAACAATTGTTGCTCTTGTTGCTGTTGTTGAATCAATTGTTGTTGCAATCGTTCTTGTTGTAATCGTTCTTGTAACAATTGTTGCTCTTGTTGCTGTTGTTGAATCAATTGTTGTTGCAATCGTTCTTGTTGTAATCGTTCTTGTTGCAATCGTTCTTGTTGCAATCGTTCTTGTAACAATTGTTCTTGTTGATGTAGAAGTAATTGTTGTTTCAAGTGTTCTTGTGCTTGTGCTTGTGCTTGTGCTTGTGCTTGTGCTTGTGCTTGTGCTTGTGCTTGTGCTTGTGCTTGTGCTTGTGCTTGTGCTTGTGCTTGTTGCTGCGTTTGCAACCATTGCAACCATTGCAACCATTGTTGTCTTCGGATCATTGGTGTGTTAACTAAATAAAACATGGTATCGTTGTTATTCTGGCTTATGTAATATATAAATAAATAAAATAATTGATTGTTGATTATTGGTTTTGATTGTGGATTGTCGCGATATTTAACGAAGGCTAAATGTACTCCGAGATTTTTAACGGCGATTACACCATCCAAGTCGGTGCAAACCAAACCGAGAATGATGCCATCGTTAGAAGAGCACCACAGCACGCCATGTGGTTTCATCTAAAGGATTTTCCCAGTGCACACGCTGTCGTTGTAAACACGGTCAAAGTAGGCACATATGACGCCGGCGTCATTAAACGCGCAGCCACGTTAGTGAAGGACCGTGCAGCACCAGGCATTCGCAATCTTCAAAGTGTGGGGGTCAATTACTTGCCCGCAAAACATGTGCGGCGCACCGAAATACCCGGTAAAGTCATCATGCTTAAATCCCCCAAATGCATCCAAGTCTAACGCCCAGGTCTAACTAACGCTTATGCCAACGGTTGTTGGAGTGTTTACGTTTTTTGTTTGCTTTTCGCCTCGTATTTTTCCCACCTTGGTGCGGGACATACGGTACAATGGCTCCATTTTTATCAAACGTCACAATACCTGTTTTGGTATTTGCTACAAATCTTCCCGTATCACCCCCTAGTGAAGGATGAGGGGTTAATACGGATTTAAAGGATTGGGCCAAATTTTTTCGTCCTTGGTCATAACGAAGCGCTTGATACTCGTTCCATTTTATTGGGGTTATATAAAAATGGAACGTAATATTATCCATTTTCTCTCGTTTTCTAAAAATGAAATATACCTAAAGATGCTAACGAATGACCTCCAAACGCACATGCACTCACATTACAACATGTTTATGGGTTTGTTGAATTTCGGATTAGAGAGAAATTCAACAAAAATAAATACAACAATCCAAAACAAACTCGGGATATTACTTATTTACGTTTTCCGGCCTTATTTTTCTTCTTGATTGTTTTTGACCGTTTGCGCTGCGTTTTTTTGCGCCTTTGCATCCTGTGTTTTCGGGTTCCACCACTGGTAATACTATTAGCCCCAAATTTCACCATATTACTGTTCAAAATTTCTTGAATACGACTTTCATCATTTTCATTTAACAATTGTTCTTTAACCCTTTTATACTTTTCCTTTCTTTCTTCTAATGTTTTTTTATCCTCTTCATCAGCATTCTTAATTTGTTTGTCTATTTCTCTTTCAAATTTAATTATTTTTTTCATTATATTATCATAATTTGTTTCAACATTTTTCCCAAAAGATTTGAATTTTTTGTCACTTTTGGCTAGTTTAAACTGAGGTTTAGCTTGTTCAGAGTTTTGAACTGGTCCCGCCTTCATATTTGCTGCTCTCGCCTCGTTATCAGACGACACAGTTGCTGATCCCGCCTCGTCCCGAGACGACACAGTTGCTGCTGCTGCGTCTGCTCCTGCATCGTTCCGAGACAAAGTTGCTGGTTCCGCCTCCACATTTTCTACTCCCGCCTTGCCCCCAGACGACGCATCTGCTCCTGCATCGTTCTGAGACACAGTTGCTGCTGTCGCCTCGCCCCCGGACGACACAGTTGCTGCTGTCGCCTCGCCCCCGGACGACACAGTTGCTGCTGTCGCCTCGCCCCCAGACGACACAGTTGCTGCTGTCGCCTCGCCCCCAGACGACACAGTTGCTGCTGTCGCCTCGCCCCCGGACGACACAGTTGCGTCCCCGGACGACATATTTGCTGCTGTCGCCTCGCCCCCAGACGACATAGTTGCTGGTCCTGCTTCTGCTCCAATACCGGCGTCTGTGGGCGAGGCGACAGTAGGAGTAGCAGCAGGAGTAGCAGCAGCAGAAATAGCAGGAGCAGGAGCAGCATTGCTGTTGGATATTTCTGATAGTGCATTTTGTTGTTGTTGTTGTTGAACCGCAAGAGTAATTTCTTTACTAAGGTCGGTAGCAGTGGTTGATAGGGCTTGCAACCTTTCTACTATTTTTTCAGAGTATGGAATACATTTGTTAACCTTATCCATTTCGTATATTTATACTTACTTATAATACTATATTTTTTTATTGTAATTATTTTCACTAATTCAGATTCATGCTAAACAATAATAACAATCGTTTATCATCGTTTTGTTTTTGACGTATCGGCTCATTCTTGCAGCACACACGCCTTCGTTGAGCGCCGCATTTGCAATCGTGGGCCACGAGCCCAGCAGCTGGTGCGTGGTCGTCTCCCTCTTTTCCACCTTCTTGCCTGTGGTTGATGTGCATATTGGGTTGTTGGTGGCTGCGTTCGTCATCGCATAATAATCCTCGCGCAACGACACGCCATAGTAGCCCTCGTTGTTTCCCTGTTCGGTCCAGACGGTCGCTTTCAGCGCATGCGGCGACGCATTCAAATACGCCTTCAAATCTTTCATGTCTGCGTCGGACAATGGTAATCCAACCGATTGTTTCCATTTCTGGTACTCTTTCAGTAATACGGAATTTAGAACCTTGCCGCAGTCCGAAAATTGGCACCGTTCAAACAAAAATGTTTCCACATTCGGGCTCAGTGAAAGTGATAATACATCCGATGCTGGCATTTTTTTGTATTCTACCGTTTTCAGTTTCACGCCAAGGTAGCCGTGCACCCCGCGAATGCGCTTGGCTTTGAACCGCACGTCCAGATAATTCTTCAGCGCGTGGAACGTTTCCTTCGTCGGCTTGGTTTGACACCACAGCCGGAACCGACCCTCCATGCTCACCGACGACTCCTCCACGTCGGGGCGCACAATGCACGCCACTTTGATGAATTCGTTGAACTTCTGTGTCAGCTCGTCTTCCGGCAGCAGCACGTTATGATAGACAGATTGGTGACCCGCCGCAACCACCTCCAGCTCCTGCTTCTGTTTGGCCACGAGTTCCCGTAACTCGTTCAGCTCCTGTTCCTGTTTTGCCACCGTTTTTTGCAGTTCACGGTTCTCGGCTTCCAGCACCTCGTTGCGCTGCATCAGCCGGTTGAAATTGTCAATGCTGTACGTGCGTGAATGAATGATGTCGGCGATGTGTTTCTTCAGGCGCTCAATCGTGAAGTTCGTGCTGTCGTATGCAATAATTTCGGTCTTGTTCTTGCCGCCCACTTCAATGCTGCGGATGTGGCGCTTGATCTTCGGATACGTCTTGATCAGGTTCTCTATCTCCACCTTGTTTTGAACCCGGAAGGCGGCAACCAGCACGAAATTTTGGTATTTTTTGCGGTGGTCCATTACGCGCGTGGAGAGGTCGTTCGTGTGGCCGAATTTGATCAGCTTCTCGTTGTCGGCGTTCGTGTTATCAATGGTGCCAAAATAGATGCACTCCGTGTTCAACGGGAACTGGTCAATGATGGCCTGCTCCACGGCGCGCTGCTTCTCCTTCTTCGTGGATTGGATGACGGAGTCCTTTTCTTGGAGCATGGATTCCTTTTCTTGAATGACGGCGTTTTTCTGTTCCAATTGCTGTTTGAGTTCGTCCGTCTCTTCATCCACAATTTGGTGTAGAACTTCTTCCATCTTCATGTAATACTCGTGGATTTCAGACGCCTTTTTTGTTTGTGCCTTCAGGCACAGCGACTTGAAACAACGAACGGTGAGCATGATGGTTTGCTTGTTGTGACCGCCATTCATTTTTATTTTTGGGGTCTCTGAAAAAGTGAGGTTTTTGTAATCAATGTCAATTTTGAACTGTTTTTCCAACAAGGTCATTGCATTCACCTTTTGTTGAAATCCTAACCATTTCCATAAATTGTCCAAATCAACCACAAAATCCATATTTTTGTCGTAATTCAAGTAGCAATAAAAGCTACTCACAAACAACTGTTGCTCAAATCCAGTGAATGATTCCTGAATTTTCGTCAATAGTCTGCCATTGTATTCTTGCGACAGTCGGGTGATGGGGTTTTTCTCAATGAGCTCAACGATGTTTAGTTCCTGCTGTTGTTGTTGGGGTTGTTGTGTTGCGGGTTCCATGGTGATGGGTTTATACTATGCATAGACAGGATCTGTTTAAGTTATTTTACCGTAAGTGTTTTTATATTTTGAAAGTAGTTTTTAGAAAACCTGTTCAATAATGTTAGATTAGTTTATGAAAAAGTGCTTTTGTACAAACAAAAGCACTTTTAAATTTGCTTTCGCGTATACGAGAGCAGACATAACTGTGAAGCGCTCACGCAATATGCAAATCTTGCTCCTCCGTTCGGCGGAGCAAGATTTATTAGTGTTATGAAAAATGCAAACTTGCTTAACTTGCTTTTGTTGGCGCAAAAGCAAGATTTCACCATTTGCTCTTTTTTACGTTGATTTTGGGCCCCTTTTTACCGGAGTTTTTCGGGTCGTACGTCTCCTCTTCATCATCCGAGTGCAGATCTTTGGAGATTTCCCAGAACTCCTTAGAGCCCAGTTTGAACGGGCCGTGCTGTTGCGCCTTGTACCAGAAGATTTGTTCGTGCAATTTGTTTGATTTCGCATTGTTATTGATCACCAAGCACTCAAAATTCTCAGTGCACTGGTCCATCACCTGACAAAAGCTCTCAAACGTGGGGAACATGCCCGCGTAGTTCTCCCAGATGCGTTTGCGATTGGCGATGTAGGGTTCGCGCAGGATAAACACGTAATCAATGTTCGTGCGCAAATTGGGCGGAATGCCGAGAGGATATTGCATTGTGATGACTAACATGATCTTCCAGTGCCTCCCGTTCATAAAGAGAAGCCGCATCATGACGTCCTTGGTCCATTTGTTGTCAAAGAGGCAGTCGTCCAGTACGACGAAGGTGCGGGGGTCAATGGTGGAGCGTTTATACGTTTCCACTTCTTTTTTCACTTGTTTGAGGACGGCTTTTTGGCGTTTGAGGATGTTTTCGATGATGGCGGTGTTGTAAGCGTCGTGGATGAAGAGCTTTGGGACGTGGGCGGAGAAGAAGCCGTTGCCGGCTTCGGTGCCAGAGATGACGGTGCCGATGGGGATGTCCTGGTGGTGGAACATGAGATCCTGGACGAGAAAACTTTTGCCGGTGTCACGGCGGCCGATGAGCACGATAACTGGACCCTTGTTTTCATCGGGCCTAAAGCTGATGGAGCGCATGTCAAATTTGGAGAGTTCCAGGTTCATTGCAAAACGCAACGCACGGATATCAAAAACAAAAACGAATGCACTTATTACAATACAAATAAATAATATTGTGAATATTTAAACGCGCGACAGCATGCCCCGCCATGACGAATGGATTAAACGGTTTTACTACGTGGTATTGTATGCTTGGTACGCGCTGTATGCGATCGCGCTATTTGGGATTGCAACGGTGGCGCCATCCTATTTAGACACGCTAAACATGGTGTTAAAGTATTTCATAATCGGGTTTTTGCTGGTGCGGTTCAATCCGTGGACCAAGCACGCCCCGTTTTCCGAATTTGACCGCACGATCGTGTTTAGCGCGGCGTTCTTTTTGCTGGCATCCACCGCAGTTGTGTCGCTGGTGACAAATGCGTTAAACTTGCCGAACATGCAGTAAAAATATTAAGCATTTAAGATTATTAATTATGTCATTCATATATAATTGACATAATTGCGACATTATTGTATGAAAGAACAACGCGAGAATCACGCCAATGTCCAAACGTTGGATGAATTGGAGCAGGCGCTGGTGAAGCAAGCGGTTGAAACCATTGAAGCCAAGATTGGTGCCAAAAAGACAAACGACCCTAAAATGAAGGACATCATTGCGATCGTGGAGCGCTTCATAAAAAAGAACGAGCTGGTGTGTTATGGCGGCACGGCCATTAACAACATTTTGCCGGAGGAGGCGCAGTTCTACGACAAAAAAACGGAGATCCCGGATTACGATTTCTATTCGCCGAACGCGCTGGAGCACGCGAAGGATTTGGCCGACGTGTTTTACGACAACGGGTTTTCGGAGGTGGAGGCCAAGTCGGGCATGCATCACGGCACGTACAAAGTATTCGTAAATTTCGTGGGCATCGCGGACATCACACAGCTGGACCCGACGCTGTTCAATAACATTCAGGCGGATGCGATTAAAGTGGACGGCATCCTGTATGCGCCGCCGAACCTGTTGCGCATGGGCATGTATTTGGAGCTGTCGCGGCCCGAAGGCGACGTGTCGCGCTGGGAAAAAGTGAGCAAGCGGCTGGCTTTGTTGAACAAATACCACCCTCTACGGGCGGAAGGCTGCGTACCCGACCCAACGAGGCTGCCGTTTCAAACGCCGAAAGGCGCCTTCAAACACAACGCCCACAACAAACACAACCACAAAAGTCCAACGGTGCACGAAATTGATGATGCCGCCGCGCGCAAAGACGAACCCGAAGAGGTGCGCTTATTCCGCACGGTGCGGAACGCGTTCATAGACGAGGAGCTGGTGTTTTTCGGGGGGTACGCCATTTCGCATTACGCGCGACACCTGCCGAAATCGGAGAAGGCGATGTTTGCGCAAATCCCGCACTTTGACGTGCTGTCCGTGAATCCGGAAGCCAGCGCGGCCAAGGTAAAGGAGCGCCTGGAAGATAATGACTTCAAGGGCATAACTGTTACCAAGCATTCGGGTATCGGCGAGATCGTGCCGGAACACTACGAGATTACCGTGAACAAAGTGTCGGTTGCGTTCATTTACAAGCCGGTTGCGTGCCACAGTTACAACGTGATTCAGGCGGGCAAACGCCGGGTGCGCATTGCCAGCACGGACACCATGCTGAGCCTGTATTTGGCCATGATTTACACGGACAAGCCGTATTACGACGTGGCGCGCATTCTGTGCATGTGCAAGTACCTGTACGACATTCAGCAGCGGAACAGGCTGAACCAAAGAGGGTTACTGCGACGGTTTGGAATCACGTGCTACGGAAGGCAGGAAACGCTGGATGACATCAAGGCCGAAAAAGCGCAAAAATACCAAGAGCTGAAACGCACCGATCCGGAATACGATGAATGGTTTTTAAAGTATTCCCCGATGGAGTACTTTGAACACACGTACGACATCAAACGACATAAACTCACGGTGAAACGATCGCCGAATGCGAAAAGCGTAGCGAAAAGCGCAGCGAAGAGTATTAAAAAAAGCCCTCACAAAAGCCCTCACAAAAGCCCTCATAAAAGCCCTCACAAAAGCCCTCATAAAAGCCCTCACAAAACAAATAAACCCAAAAAGTCAAATAACAAAACCAAAAAGTCAAATAACAAAACCAAAAAGTCCAAACCGTTCATAAATAAGTTTTTCAAAATCATAGGTTGAAATAAAAATAAAATATAGCATGATATATAGTGTATTTTCAAAAATCATGTGGTCCATACCGCACCAGTGGATAAAATGGGGTCTATTTGTGATGTTAATTTACTACATTGCGCGTTACAATTACAAACAGCAGCTACGATTAGAAGAAGGGTATGCGAATTGGTCGGCGTGCGTGGACCAAGGCTACCCGAAAGATTGGTGCATGTTTACGCCGGACCTGATGCAGCCCGCGCCGGGGTACTGCAACTGCGGAGGCGGTCATTACGGCAGTTATCACGCGGACGGCAAGTGCAACTGCTATTTGTACAACCCGCAACTGTTACCTATGTACGTGGACAAATTGTTTCACGATTTTTTGGCATAACGTAGGCATGAAATGATTCGGATGAGTCATCATAATATGTATTCGGATCATCATTGTCTATAATGGCATGATCATCCTGATCATGATCATGATCGTGATCGTGACAAACCATGCAGCAACAGCATCCAAACCCGCCTTCATCGTAGCACCAGTGCACGTCGCAGTCTAGCGTGTCTTTCACGAGGTCAACACAATTAACTTTGGGAAATTTAACAGACGTGATTACAATCATGCCCAGGATCACGGTGGTCATTGGTAAAAACGGCAACAACATGATGGGCATTAGATTCTAATTAATATTCAACTAAAACAACTAAACAACTAAACAACTAAATTAAATTCAATTTACATTACGACGTGAATTTAATTATTCATCATTTAATAATCATTTAAAAATAAGGAATGCCAGCGTGTCCGCCGGGAGTTTGACACGCAATTCCAATCACCTTGGAGTCGTAGTTCAGCACCAGCTTGGGCACAGTGATGCCGTGGCGGGTATTTTTATCCATATTGGAATACAAGCGGTCATAATTTTCCAATATGGGCAACCCGACTTAAATAAAAATTATTGCGGTCAAAAACGGCTGCACATTGGCACGGGCCGAACACAATTGTCCTAATGTATCCAGTTCATGCCAACCCGAAATTGGCGGGCAACTCCGGTATGGTGGTGCCGTAATACGACTCAATCTCTTTCAACTTGCGGAAATCGCGCCGCGTGACAAAATTCACACCGCTGCCCTTGCGCCCCCAGCGCCCTGATCGCCCAATGCGGTGCAGGTATGTGTGCACATCGCGCGGCATGTCAAAATTAATGACCGTGCTCACCTGCTGAATATCAATGCCGCGCGCCGTCACATTGGATGAAATAAGCACCCGGTGCTGCCCGCTGCGAAAATCTCGGTACGCCTTGTCGCGCACGTCCTTCTCCATCCCGCTGTGAATGCTGCACACGGGAAATCCGTCGTTTGTCATTGCCTCCGCCAAATCGCTCACGCGACGAATGCTGTTGCAATAAATGATGCACTGCGACACGGAAATGCGTGTGAACAAGTCCTTCAGCGTGGCATACTTGTCGTGGTCCGTCTCCAACGCCACGTGATACTGGCTGATGCCCTCCAGCGTGAGCATCTCGCTTTTTACCAGGATGCGCACCGGGTCGCGCATGAACTTGTCCGTCAGCGCGTGCAGCTCGGGCGGCATGGTGGCGCTGAACAAGCACACCTGCACGCTCGTATTTAATTGCTGAAAAATGTTGTAAACTTGTTCGTTGAAGCCGGACGACAGCATTTCGTCGGCTTCGTCCAACACGAGCAGCTGCATTCCGCGACCGATTGCCGGCTGACGGCGCATGATGTCGTGCACGCGCCCCGGGCATCCAATGATGACCTGCGGCCCGTTGGCCTTCAAGTCGGCCACGTCGTCATCCGTGGAAGTGCCGCCAATGAGCAACTGCGCATTGAGTCCAACCATCTGAGCTGCCAAATCTTTGACCACGCCGTGAATTTGCTTGGCCAACTCTCGCGTGGGTGCGATGATGAGCGCCTGCGGCTGCTTCAGGTCCGTGCGCACCCGGTTCAGCGCACCGATGGTAAACGCGCCCGTCTTGCCGCTGCCCGACTGCGCCTGGGCAATAACGTCTCGTCCGTCAATGATGGACAGAATGGATTTTTGTTGAATTGGGCTGGGCTTTTCAAAGCCGTAGCCGTATATGCCGCGCATGAGGTGCGGGTTCAAATCGGGAATGTCTTCCCACGCCTCAAATTCCCTGGCGTGGGTGGATTCTGGTGGTGTCGGGGGGAGTGCGGACATTGCTTTGCTATTGTATACGCTGGTTTAGAATGCAGTGGTGTATTTAAGCCCATTTTTTTAAATATTTTATTTTCGCACTTCCGCGCCCATCACTTTGCACTCTTCATCTCTGCCAGCTTGGCGGTTGTCTCGGTTTGCGCCTGCGCCACCTTTTCAATGTTGGTCGTGTTATCTTGAATGTCTTTTTCATTTTTAATCATTTGTGTTTGCAGTGTTTGAGCAATTTTTATGAGGTCTGAAATCTGATCTTTAATGAATGCAATTTCGGACGGGTTTGGGGGCGCAGCCGCCGCAGCCGCCGTTGGTGCAGTTGCAGACTGCTCTAAACCTTCTATCAACGTAGCAGATTTAGAATGAAATGCCGCATGCAACAGCATCCACGAAAAAAACAGAATTAGTAAACAGCATATCACAAAATGTAACTGCATAACGGCCACGAAATAAAATTGTGCGTTTCTTAAATATATAATAACAGTCCAATATATATATTGATTGCTTATTAAATAATTAAATATTAGGTGCGAACAAAAGATAAAATGGCAACCACTGTAAAGGCAACCATATCGGACGGCATTGGTTGGCGCCGCTCCAACAGTTTGATCACCACAAAGCAGCCGCATTACCCCACTAAAACGGCGCTCACCACCACCAACCAGGTGGTTCCCGGATTAAGTCGTCCAAACGAGAACGGGGCGCTGGTAACCATTCCAGTCGGCGCGCTGCGAGATGCGGCCGCTCATGAATTCAGCGGCCCCGCAAGGAAGGCCCGTCCCATGAAGCACTGGCGCCGCAGGCTGCAACCCACCCCCAACAGCGGCCGCAGCGTGAACTCCGTGTCGCTCACGATTGACACCCCGGGCGGCACCACAAAGGCCGGCAACGGTGTGTCGTGCGCCTGTTCAACCGCGACCGCGAATTCGGTGGCCAAATTGGACGAAACGCTGCTGAAACTGCCCTCGCAGAAATGCCAACCGTGCGAGCGGGTGGAAAACAAGGGCTACGTGCAAGTGGGCAATCCGGCCGATCCGAACAGCTACCAGATTCAGACGGGGCTGTACAATACCAAGTACGTGGGCGTGTGTCCGGCAAACAACGTCATTAAATCGGCGGTCACGCTGATGAGCAAGGCGTATTACAGCGACAGCCGGGCGTACCTGCAGTCCCGATGCAAGCGGTACGAGCAGAAGCTGTCCACCAATCCGGTGCCGGGCATTCAATACATTGGTGCCAACCACCAGCCGAACTGGCCCACCGACAACTGCTACGGACCGCAAACCCGGCTCACCGGCAGCTGCTTGTATCCCGCGTGCAGCGCAAACGAGAAAGCCCTGCCCAACAAGTGCCAAGGCACCACCATTTACAAGCCGAACAACGTGACGTTTGCCAAACAAGGCGGCGTGAGCAGCAGCACGCGCACACTCAACCTGCGCGTGAACACCGTCAATCTGAACGGCAATTCGTTTTACAGCGCGTTTGGGGCACAAGGCGCAAACGCCGGCAAATACAGCACCGAATACAATCCGGGATACTTCGTAAAGAATGACTACCAGCCCCCGATTTGCAACCGGCAGCCGGGCAACCGCACCGCGTGCTTTTATTCGCGGGTTGAGAACCGAAATGCAACATTAGGATGAACATGGCATGTATGCGAGTTTTTATTTAATTTTTTATTTTATCATTGTAGTGTATAGCATAAATCCATCCATGCGACCGTCAAAGGTAGCGGTTTTGTTTGACAATTCCTATTTGAAGGGGGAGTTTAGCCGAAAAATGATAAACGGGAAAACGCGATGCGCCCGTCAAACCACTAAAAAATACAAATCGCGGTCCAGTCCGCCGTATCCCGCAAACGACTGCTGCGGCCTGAAAAAGGTTGGGAACGACGGTGCAACGTATGTTTCGGTGCCGAATGCCAAGGGGGTCTGTCGCTGGACCCTTTACAAAAAAAAACAGTGAACTGGATTCAAGCCATTCTGCCATTCTATACAATCAATCAAATTGAAAACCGCACCCGTTTGGCCGGGAAAAGCAGCCGGTCAATGGTGGTGCGCACGCAGAACAAGCGGTGCAGCACGATGCCCAGCAGGAACAACCCGGCGGCGGTCCATGCAAACGAGACGCGCGCATAATAAGCAATGATGTAAGCGCCGATCAATGTCATGACAACGTCCATGATCGCAATGCCGCCGAGGCGAAGGGAGTGCACGCCCTTGCCGGGAACGCCGAGCGCATTCCGGTATTTGCACAAGCCACCCATGTTCTGTTATTTAATGGAAAATGGAAATATAATTTATTAATATTTTTTTTTAATAATTTGATATTATTTGTAATATTAATAAAAATAAAATTAATCAATTAATTATATATCAAGTAGAGTAAAAATTAAATTTAAAAAATTATTAATGGAAAGTAACAAAAATAAAAATTTATCAAAAGATCAAGAAAAACGATTTGAAAAACTAAATTCGGTACATCCAACCAAATTGAAACCGAACGAAAAATATGAATTTAATTTACTATTGGGTAAAAAATATTTATATTTAAGTTCACTTAAAAAATATACACAAAACGAAAAAACATTTTATAGAGACCAAGGAAATTATTTTGTAAAATACGCGGACAATATCCGAAAACGACACGCTTTAAATGCAATCGTAATTTAACTATTTTAACTATTTTAACTATTTTAACTATTTTAACTATTTTAACTATTTTAACTATTTTAACTAATCGCCGTACCATTGTTTGTTGACTTGGGTCATGGCTTCGCTGTGATCCACTTTCTGTCGGGAAATGTCGCTGTAATCAGGGCGCTGAATCATCGTTATGGGCACAATGAGATACCAATGATCCGCGCGCTGCAAGTGCTTCCAGTACTGGTCTATCGCATATTTGGGCTGCTCGGCTGGCGCAGCGATCAAATTTCGCAAACCCTCCTTAAAATTGGCCAACAGCCGTTCAAAATAAGGGCGGCACACTAAATACGACGTGGTGGTTTGACAGTTGGCCACGCGCACGCATTCGGACGCAACTTGTTGAAAGGGCTGGTAATTGTTGCCGGACAGCAGCAGGACGTTCCACTGGTCCCCAAACCGGTTCAAAAATTGGTTCACTTGATGCACCAACAGCGCGGGATTGGTGATGGTGGCGTCGTCTTCGCACACGAGCACGTGGTCCCAGCCATTTTTGATCGCCAACTCCAGGCACGCCACGTGGCTCATGCTGCATCCAATGGCGCCGTCCGCATTCCGAATGGCCCGAAAGCGCTGCGGCTGCAGTCCAATTTTTTGAAACTGCGATTCAAAATGGGTGCGACGGTCTATGCGCGAATCCAGATTGATAAAGAGCACGTGCCGAATATCGTGAAATGTGCGAATGGTTCCAGCCATAAATAAATGGGTATAATACGACTACGTATATCATGTCATTATACTTTATTATTTGATGTTTCAACAAATCAAATCAATCCACTTTGATGCCGTGATACTTCAAAAAATGGATGAAATGCGTATTTTCGGTAAACTTGCTGGCAACCAATGCAATGTTAAAGTCCGTCATTGCGTATCGCACAGGATACTGCTTCAACAGGTGCTGCCGTTTAATTATGCCCGCATGCTGCAAAACCGCCGACCATTTGTAGTACGTGGTGTTCAGCGGGTACTGCATTTCCGCGTTTGAAATCACGGCGTACGGAGTGAACCCGTTGGTTACGAGGTGCTGCGTCATGCCGAGTTCGTACACCGAAATTGACGCGTTATGATTGGTGGGCAAGCCGTGCACGTCAAAATAATTCACGACGGCTTTTATCACAACAGTTGAATTGAAAAGCATGAAATAGGACTGCAAATGGAAAACGCCTTCGTGACTGCTGCTGATTCCCGCGAAATCGTGGGTTGCGGCAGGTTTAAACAAGTGCTGCATGCATCGCTCGTAAGCGGGCACGTCCACTATCACAAACGAATCGTTCATTAAACACAGTTGGGACGCGTGAACCAGCGTTTTTGCGGACTGTATGATAAACACCGCGTAATTCCTAAAATCGCTCTTGAAATTGTACCACAGCACGTGATACTTGTTGTAGTTTGGATTCGGAAGGTCCCATTTGTTCGGACAATTGGTTAATACAATGATGTAGTCAAACCGGTCCTCCATGTGCTCCAGCGTCAAATAATTGTAGCTCTCCACCTCATCGCGGTCGGAATAATGCGAATACAACAACACCCGCTGGCCCTTGAACCCCAGGCTGTAAATGTATTGAGTGTGCGCGTAATTTGCAGCAATCGTTTGCGATATTTGAGAGAAAGAAATTGTTTTCGTTAACTGCACGGTGAGCGTCTTTACGCGGTCTTCCAACCGCTTTTCAATTACGACGGCCATCTCATTTTGTTCCTTTTCCATTTGACGCTTTTGTTCATTTACCAAAGTCATGTAATAATTCGTTTGAGTTTCGGCGCGAGCTCGCTCGTTCTTTTCCAATTCCAGCTGGGTTTCAATCGCATTACGTTTGGTTATTTCCTTATCCAACCGTTGCTGCCATTCTTCCTGCAATAATCGCTTGTCTTCTTCCCACTGTTTCAGTTTGGCGGCTTTTAAAGCGTTGACTTCTTCCACGCGGGCCCAAAAATAGGCAACGTGTTCTTTCTCGCGCTGAATGCGCGCCTTCTTCTCCAACGCCAATTCATTCTCCAGTAATTTTTTAGCCGCATCCAATTCTTGCGTTTTTTTACTGGTGATGTCCGCATAATGGGCCTCCATGGTTGTCTTTAGTTCGTTCCTTTGGGCCAAAGCCTCTTGCCGCAAGCGAGCCATCGTTTCGTTCTGTTCGTTCTGCATGGTTGCAATCATTTCATGTCGTTCCATTTGTAGCCGGGCCACCATTTCATGCTCGGCCGCTTTATACCCGGCGCACTTCTGCAAAAACGCATCTTGATTGGCAATTAATTTTGCAGATTCGTTGCTCAGCCGCATGCGCAATTGCGCGCATTCGGATTCCAGCGCTGCATTTCGGGCAATCGCATCGCTGTGAGCGCGGTTCATGCGGTGTATCTCTAAATTCAGGGCGCGTTCTTCCTTGGACGACATGCTCAATACAGATCAATACGAGTTCAATGCGAATAAAATGAATATTATCCAATGAATTACAGAATGCCCTTATTTTTATATAGTGTTTTACACAACAACAATGCAAAAAATGTCAATATCAGTTGCCCATTTTAATTATTTTATCATTCCATTGTAAACATGCCTCTAGAATATCCAGAACAGCCAGACGGTATAATATTTTCGGTTGACTTCAATATTGGAGATGTGCCCCCGGATGCAAGTTTGTTTTTTGATGACTACGAAATAAACATCTTGGATGTATACAAGCATGTCAATGCCAATCGGTTAAAACTGTACAGCGTGTACTGTCCTCCGACAGCACTTCCGATTATATTGTATAAAGATGGAACTCAAATTGTTCTTGAAGAAGACAACCAAATGAAAATACTGAAATTACAGGATAAATCATTTTCTAAGTCGTTCAAGTTTTTCATAAACAAACAAAAAATGGAGGTTGGACCAGGATTAACCCCTGGCATGATTCGACAAATTATTGATTACGAGAACAGTGACATTGCACGTGATCACAATCGTGTGTATTTTTTTGATTTTGACATGGTGTTAAACCAATTAAGTGGATTAGATTTTAGTTTTTTGAGTATAAAAGACACTCACGATTCACTATTACACCAATATGCCAAGTATCTTTTTTCGGATCACATTGGTGCCGAACCTCCGGGTGGTCGTTTAACACTATTGCAAAACATGTTTCGTACAATTGGCCCTGACAGAATATACATTGTCACGTCCAATCCTTTTGCAAATAAAGAAATTATCTATAAAAACGGGAATAGGACACCCAATCCATATTTGTCGTATTTCATTGCAATATTGCAAATTTTGTTACCCAACTTTGAACCAAGTCATTTGGTGTGCGCAAACTCAAAAAACCAACCTCCGCTTTATAATAAAAAATCATCGGTAATCGTTGACATATTAAATAAACGTGCAGAAACGATGCACAAGTCTGTCAGGCCGTCTGCCAGGCCGTCTGCCATTGACAAACCCCTGTCTGCCCACGTGCGTAGGCCGTCTGCCCACATGCGTAGGCAACGAGTAAAGGGAGGTTCCAAACGGCGCATGCGCGTGCGATGCACTCGCCGCAAAAGGCGCATTACAGGATGACATACATTTTCAGATAATCATCGGATTTTAGTATGTCCACATAATGAAATAATCGTTTGCGTCGCGCAACTGCATCGCCGTTGGCGGCATCCATTTCAAACAGCACGATGTCTTGTATCAAGTCCGCCTTTCGCAATTTGCATTTTAATCCGTAGTATCCGGCAATGTGTTTCAGCTGCTTGATGGTGTAGTTCATTTCATAATCAAATGACACCGCAGTTGCACAATCCATTTTGAAAAAATCCGGGTCTTCAAACTCCGGGAATTGATTATTGTCAATCGTGCATTTGTCCAATTCGTCGTGCAATGATTGCAGCATGCTGTCGTACGTGGATGCAGACGATTCCATGTCGGCATCGTTATTCGTATTCATGCATATACAGAGTTCAACCCCTTGATTTTGCATGCACAATATAAAGACACTTGCTGAATTGTTTTTATGTTTTTATGCGTGTTTATTTTTTTATTGATTGGGTTGATTGGGTTGATTGGGTTGATTGTTGTACCGATTTTTTAATTCTTTTTTTTCAGTTCGTCCAGTATGTCCATGTGCTTGAAAATCGTTTTGTTCGTGATGCTCGGATACTTTGCATTTTTAGGCTTCAACTTGCTGTTGTATTCAAGCTCCAACACAACCGCCTCCCACTCCTCGTTGTGCGACCGGCTCAAATACGGGTGTGCGTCCTTCAAAATAATGAACAAGTTTTCGGTCAACTCTTCCACCTCGTTGGCCCGATCGGTCTGGCGCATGTGTTCCTGAATGAGCGTCTGCAGCTGCTGCACAATGTCCAGGGTTTGCATCGTGGTCACCACCCCCACCTTCATCAAATTCACAATGAACATGCTCATGGCGCGCCGATTGTCGTTCGTCTTGTTGACCTCGCAAAATCGGTTATAATCCTTCTTTGCATCGGCGTGCTCAATGGAGCCAAACAAGCCAATGAATTGATCAAAATTCGTTTCAAACACGCCCTTGAACACTGCATCGTACTTTTGCAACAGCTGGTGAAACAGCCGCGCATACACCGCCGAAAAAAAGTGGTTGGAACTGGCCGTGTTGAAAATGGCCGCCCCCACCGTTTGAACATCGGACACGTCCGTCAGCTGGTCAATGCGGCTGCACAGCGCGACAAACACCTCGTCAAACGTTTTGTCCGTGATTTTGTTCAAATCCGAACGGATGCTGTCCAAGTGCGCATCAATGCCTTCGCGCTTTTGCAACTCGGTTGCCTGAAACCGGCGGATGATTTCCCAGTCGTCGGATGTTATTTCGCTCGCGGTGCTTCGCGGTTTTCTTTGCTGCGGCTGCTCATCCGCGTGCCCCTTTTCCTTATCTCGTTTGGGGAAAATCGGCGTCTTCACATAGGATGGTGCACCCACTTGGTCTGCTATTCGCGAAACCAAATTTATGACGCATTCCGGCAATTCGCACTCAAACCCGTTCCATTTAATGGCTTCAAAATCCGCAAGTTGATACACCGGGATTATATCTATCGTATCTGCGGCGGTTGCTGCGGTTGCTCCGGTTGCTGCGGGCGCTTTTGCAATATCCGTCATTGTAATGAAACTATTAATAATTTGTACGCGCTTTGTTTATATTCATTTCATCTAAAATATTCTTGTTTTCTTATATATAGTAATTGCAAAACATGACCACTATCAATGTACATACGCACATGCTAGGAGCGGCGGTGATTATTTTTGGAATCGTGCTTTTCTACCGGTGGTATCAAGCCCATGTGCGGGAGGGAATGGCGTCTCGGAATCCAGAGGTAGAGGATCTTAAGAAGCAGGCCGAATTTATGCGGACCATGTATGATCAACTGAAAAACGGAATTGAAGATCAAACGAATCGCATTCAGGCCAATGCACAAACGCTGTTAAAAATTATCAGCGATGCCCCGAATCAAACCAACTCAGTGACGCACGCAAATGTGAACCAAGACGATCCCTCCAAGACCCGAATTCCCCAAATCGCGATTTGATCAGGAACGGACCCACGAATGCAGCAGCCGAAACACCAGAACACCGAATCCGAACCCGGCCAGAACTTGAATGATCGTGTGTCGTCGGAAAGCAACCCGGGTACCATGCTGCAACCAACCAACACCGCCGCAACAATCCCGGCCGTATTCCACGCCTTCCACGGCAAAAACTGGTGCGCAAACGCCACGAAGTATCCAACCGATTGCGCATGCCCTGACGGAAATCCGTACGAGTTGGCCTGGCCGATAAATGAATCGGGTTGAACCGGATAATAAGGCATCGGACGGTTCCCCGCATCGCCCATGATGCTGCAAAACCCGATCTTCAAACCGTAATTCACGCATGTGTTCGCGATGTACCCGATGGCATACATATGAAATTTGGAGCGCGTGACACAGTGCGATTATAACAATGAACAGTATTTGTGGATCTCCATGCATTTTTTGTACATGGTATTCATTTTTTAATATACGGTGTATATAATTGCATTACACATTAATATCATTAATATCATACCTTCGGTTGGTTCAAAAAAAAAATGTCCAATTTTTTTCAAGATGTGATGGGGAATTTAGACGATGTGCAACAAAAATTTCTTGGACCCGATTACCAATATTTCAAACAAATAAAAACTCCCAGCGAGTTGGGGGTGTCCAGCGCCGGCGGGTTGGACCATTTATCCAGTGACATTAGTGCTCTAATTTCTTATGTGGAATTATTGGTGGCCGGTACAGGCGATGCGTCTGTCACGGGACGCCCACTTGGAAACAAGTTTTTTTTGAAAACGGGGGGCAAATGCAAAGTGGTGAGCAGCGATGCAACAAAAGGCAGCGTGGTGGACCGGTACGCGTACGTGAACAACGTGCCGGATGGAAACATTCCGTTCATTTCGTCGGGTCTGGGCGGCGTGGAATTCACCGCATTTAAGGGCTTAATTCCCGGTGCGATTTCAAGCGCGGCTGAAATCAACCCCTTCGGACTGTTTCAAGCGTTTCAAATGGGGTCCACGCCGGACTGCCAAAGCATTTCGCTGGAGACCATTGATGCAAACAACAACGTGTCGACGGCCACCAATTACGTGGCCACGGTGGACTTGAAAAACATGCCGCCTTCGTGGTTCCCCGGCAAAAGAAACCCCGTCACGGGGCAGGTTTCAAGAGAAACCTTCGCACAGCGAACGCCGTGCACTAAATACAAAGGACGCATCCCGAATGGCACGCTGTCCAGCTTGTACCACATGACAATCGGGCTCCTGTGCTTGGTCATTTTGTACGGGCTCACAAAACGAATGAGCAAGACAAATAAATGAGCACATAAAGTAAATTTACACCACCTAATGCATTCATTGGTGTAAATCAAATGTATAATGTATATTTTATTTTGGGTCAATTTATTTTTTATATTTTTTAGTTTTGGTTTTAGTTTTTTTACGGCGGCCTCCGCTGAATATTGATTTAAATGAATTAAATATTGACCATTCTTTTTCTTCTTGATCCGGTGGTTGACCTGGTGCTGGTGCTGGTGCTTGACCTGGTGCTTGACCTTGACCTGGTGCTGGTGCTTGACCCGCAGGGGCAGGTACAGGTGCTGCAGGGGCAGAGAACCAACCCCCTCCTTTCTTGTTTCTGGACCTCCTGGATTTGGATTTGGATTTGGTTTGCCTTTTCCTATAATGCATTGAACGTATATATTGTCATGATACAAAATATTCACAATATATTTAATTATTGTAAATGTTACAAGTTTATAAAGTTACAACTGGAGTATTCACAATTTAACGCGCTTAAACAGTTCAAGGGCAACGAGACCTCCCGCAACTTGGGCCAGAACGTAAGGCAGCAACTCGCTAGATGACAGTCTGCCCGCAGCGACCATGGCAACCGACACGGCCGGATTAATGTGACCGCCAGAAATGCTGCTAGCAATCATTACAGCAATGGCAAGTGCCGCACCAATGGCTATGGCATTTCCGGTTGCCAGAACGATGTACACGAAAAACAGAGTTCCTAAAAACTCAACCAAATATTTATTCAGCATTAGATAGGGTATGTATTATACGTATATAAATTTTTTAATTTCTCCTTAATTGTTTACGATAGTTTGATTACGCGTTTCTTATCGGACCCGTCGGAACCAGATGTTGACGAAGACGATTCGGCGGGTTTAACTTCTGGCGCAACGTCCAGCACGGATACGGGTGCAACCGGATGCAACTGCTGTTCTATCAACTCGGCCGCATGGGCACCGGTCGCACTTGCTTGGGGTTGCAAGGGCTGCATCATGGGCATCATGGGCTGCATCATGGGCTGCATCATGGGCATCATGGGCTGCATCATGGGTTGTTGTTGCATTACCATGGGCTGTTGCATTACCATGGGCTGCATCATGGGTTGTTGTTGCATCATGGGTTGCATGGATTGTGGTTGTTGTTGGATTGGTGTCATGGGCCGCATGGATTGTGGTTGTTGTTGGATTGGTGTCATGGGTCGCATTGGTGACATGGGCTCGTATTGTGGCGACATGGGCTCGTATTGTGGCGACATGGGCTCGTATTTGGGCGAAGTGGTCACTTCTGGAATAGGGATGGCGTCTGCATCTTTTTGCGCTTGTTCGTCCCGAATGTCCTGCACTGCCAGCGCAAAGTTGTTGGCATACGGCATGCGCTTCAGCAGGTCAACCACCGCTTCGGCCTTAATCGGCACGCCGTCGTTATAATACAGCATTTGGGGGTTCCAGCCATCAGGATGCTCCGTCGGATACTTGCCCCCGTGCTGCTGCACCGACCACATTTGCGTGGGCGCCCCCCGCTCGTCGCGAAGCAGCGACTGGTAAATCTCGCCGCCGTTCGCCTCAAAATTCACAAAGTGCCAGCCCAGCGACTCCGCCTTTTCGGCGCCGGATTCCTCTTCCTGCCCCTGCCCCTCTGCTGCGGGTCGCAGCCCGGGCCGGTTGTCCGCCTTCGGCGATGCAGGCACAGTCGGCATCTTTTTCACTCCCACGGCGTTCTTGTTGTCCCGAATCATGTTCGCCGCGCCTCCCAGATTCAGCGTGATCGTGGAAAACGACATGGACGCAATTTGGTCAATGTTGTCCTCCGTCAGCACGCGCATTTGCACGTTCATGGCTTGCAGCTCCTGCATCAGCAGCTTGAACGCGTACGGCACGCGCACCACGCTGAAGCTGCGCCCGAACCGCGTCATGTTCTCCACGTTCAGCGCCTGGTTGTTGGACGACGTCAGCGTGTCCGCAAAGTGGATCGGGCCGTCCGCCATCGGGCTCATGAACAAGTTCTGCGCCGGGTTGTAAATGGCAATCATGCCCGACTGGTTGCACACCGCCATGTAGTACTCGTCCCCGCGCTCCAGCATGGACTGCCGCAAGAAGTACGCCGCCCCGTGCGCAATGACGCCGTCGCGCTCCATTTCACCGATGCGCAAACCGCCGTCGTTCGCCCGACCCTGCACCGTCTGCCGCGTTAAAACAGTGCGCGGACCGCGCGTGCGGTAATTAATTTTGTCCTTCACCATGTGTTTGAGGCGCATGTAGTACGTGGGGCCGATGAAGATCTGGCTCTCCATGCGCTCGCCCGTCATGCCGTTATACAGCAGTTGCGTGCCGCTGTTGTGGTACCCCAGCTCGGTTAGTATGCTGCCGAACACTTGGTGCTTGGAGCCGTGGTTCACAAACGCGGTGCAGTCGCCGAACCCGCCCTGCAGCACGCACGCCTTGCCCATCAGCGTCTCCACCAGCTGCCCAATCGTCATGCGCGTCGGCAGCGCGTGCGGGTTAATAATGAGGTCGGGGCGCGTGCCGTCCGCCGCGAACGGCATGTCGGCTTCCGGTATGATGAGCCCCACCGTGCCCTTCTGTCCCGCGCGTGAGCAGAACTTGTCACCAATGCCCGGCATGCGCTCCTCGCGAATGCGGACCTTGGCCAGCCGCTTGCCCGACGCTTCGTCCGTGATGAACGCGCGATCCACCACACCCAGCTGCCCCTTCTTCGGGAACACGCTGTCGTCCTCCATCTGTGGTTCGTCTGTCCCGGCACTCCATTGCTCCGTCACGCGACCAATGACCGCCTTTTTGTCGTCCATCTCCTCGTTTTCCTTGATCAAGCCGTGGCGGTCCAACGCGCTGTAGTCGCCCCCCGGTTTCAGGCCGCGCACGGTGGGCTGCGCCTGCACGTTGCAAATGCGCTTGTCGTACGTGCGCTCCTCCTCTTCGCGCGTTTCGTACATGTTGTAGTACGTGGTGCGGAACAAGCCGCGCTTCAACGAGCCCTCGTTGAACAGGATGGAGTCTTCCACGTTGTAGCCGTTGTAGCACATGATGGCCACAATTGCGTTCTCGCCGTAGGGGTGCTGCTCGTTGTTGATGTACTTCATGTAGCGGCTTTTCACCAGCGGCACTTGGCCGTAATTTAAAACCACGCCCATCTTGTCAATGCGCGACGCGAAGTTGGAGGAATACAGCGACACCGCTTGCTTGCCCTGGCCGCACGAAAAGTTGTTGCGCGACGACGGGTTGTTCTCCGGAAACACGATTTGGTTGCCCATGACGCCGAAAATCAGCGACGGGTGGATTTCCACGTGCGTGGTTTTCCCGGGCACCACGTTGCGCGGGAACATGGCAATGAACGCGCTCTCCGTCTCGTTGGTGTCCAGATACTCTATGATGGCTTCGCTCCCAGACAGCGCGTCAAAATCGGCCGCCCCCTCATACAATTCGCCAATCCGATACACGCGGCAGAGGTCCGGAACGGGCACGCTCTTTTTAGCGAATCCGGTCACCAGCTGCGACCACGTGTAGTTGCCCTCCTTAATGGTTTCAATCACTTTGCGACGGGCGTAGCTCGGACGGCGCTTGTCCTGATCGTAGAAAAACACGGGCCGGCACAGGCGCCCGCCGTCGGTGAAGAACTGCAGCTCGTTGTGCGCAATGTCCCAGCGCCCGCTCGTGTACGCCGGGATGAGCGCGTTGCGGCGGTACAGCAGAAAGAGCCGCAGCACTTCGCGCGGGTTGCCGAGCGCGCCCACCCACGCCCCGTTCACAAACACTTTGGTCAGCTGGTGCAAGTACGTCGGGCTGCACTCTTCCAGCAGTTTCATGGTGGTGAGCTCGCGCAGCCACCGAATGAGCGGCTGAGCGGAGCACGGTTTCGTAATGTAGGCCGAAATGGCCAGGTGCTTTTGCAGGCCGATGTTGCCGCCGTCCGGGCTGTCGGCGGGGTCAATGATGCCCCACTGCGACCCGTGCAGATGGCGCGGTCCAGCCACTTTAGCGCTGGCATCCATCGGCAGGTTCACCTTGCGCAGGTGCGATATGAACGAGTTGTACGACAGGCGGTTCAGGTCCTGCACAATGCCCTCCACCTCCGTTTTTTCCGTCGCGCCAACGGTGCCCTTGTACAGCTTGGACTTGTCGTCCGTTTGCACCGTGGCCGCCCACTTGCCCTTGAACGACTTCTTGAACCCCGCTTCAATCAAGCGCTCGCCGAAAATTTCGTTGTAGTTGTCGGTGGTAATGGCTTGCATGATCTGCGTGCCGACAAACTCGTTGCGGTCGCGCCCGTACTTGATCTTCTTGTCCAGCTTCAGCCGTACGTTGTCCACGTGCGCGTTGTAGTACGTGCGGAACAGGTTGAACATGAGCGCGCCCGGCACCTCCACGCGCTTGTACTTGAAGCTGTCGCGGTCGGTGGGACGCTCCGTGTTTGTGGAAACCAGCAGCAGCTTGTAGACCATGTATCCCAAGTAGTACGCTTTGGCGCCGAAATTCAGCTCGCCAATCTGCGGCAGGAAGTAGTTCATGAGAATGTTCTGCACTTGCGCCACCGTTTTTTCTTTGGTGAAGGTGGCGATGAATTTGAGGGCGGCGGCCTGCGTGAACACCTCGCACGCGTCGTGCACGCACGGCACAAACAAGTCCACCATGGCGGCATTCACGTCTAAATTCAGCAAGCACCGCTCCACGATGTCGCGGTCGCTGATGACGCCCAGCGCGCGCATGACGATGAAGAGCGGCATCGGTTTTTTCACGTTCGGAATGTCCACCACGATTTGTTTATTCGTGTACTTGGCATCGGGCGCCACAATTTTGACCGCCATTTTGCGCTCGGGTTTGGAGGGGTCCTCCGACACGGTGCGGACCTCGGCGCTGTAACTGTAGACCGCGTCGGGGTCGTCCGCGTTGGACCGGATGTACATCATGTTGTCCGCGAACTTCTCCTGGGACACGATGCACTTCTCCTTGCCGTCCACAATGAAGTAGCCGCCGTAGTCGTTGCGGCACTCGCCGGCGTAAAACCGCGCTTCCGGCGTCAGGCCGTGCAAAATGCACGCATTGGATTGCAGCATAATGGGAAACCGGCCCAGGCTGAGCTGCTTCAGCTCCAGCCGCTCATTCAACACCGTCTTCTGCACCGGGTCGTACACGCGATAAATTACGTCCACGTCGCAGTGGATGGTCATGCCGTACGTCATGTTGCGCAGGCGCGCCTCGTTCGGATACATGAAATGCGCGCGACTGCCTTTGCCCTTGTCCCCCTTGTCCCCCTTGTCTCCCTTGTCTCCCTTGTCTCCCTTGTCCCCCTTGTCTCCCTTGTCTCCCTTGTTGTCCGCATTCGCGTTGTCATCGTAAATAATCGGCTTGCTAAATGAAATGCGGTCCCCCTGGACACCGCCCAAATAAATCTCAATCACGGAATTATATTTGCCGGTCTCCTTGTTTTCGTCTTTCTCTAGAATAATCGGGTTCCGGTCCTTCATGATGCGCGCAATGCCGTTGCTCAAAAAATCATTGTACGATTCCAGATGGTGCCGCACCAACACATTCGGGTTGTCCTTAAAGTAGCGGTCAATGATGCTCCAAGACAGCGTTTCTTCGGCCGACCGAACCGCCTCTGCGATCAATTCGTTGTCGTCACTGGTATTGGGATTGGCATTGGATCTAGGTTGCGCCATTGTCACTAGATGTCACGGGTATATCGTATCGTATCGTATCGTATCGTATCGTATATCTACTATTTGTGTTTATTATTTGTTCAATCAATAAACACAAACAACCACAAACAACCACAAACAACCACAAACAACCACAAACAACCACAAACAACCGGATTACCAAATATTTAATTTAAGCTTACCGGTATCATCACCCTCTAAATACTCCGCCAAAGGCTCTTTAATTGGATCCTTAATTGGCTGCATTTTTTGAACCTTGCCCGATTGAGACAAATTGTTTGACGCGACCATCATAAGCCCAATGAGGACAAAAAACAGCACGATTGGAAACACCACCATTAACCAAGAAATGGAAGCGTACCCGGTGCGACACATCAAATGCAGAATCCAAGTCCAAAACAAAATGTAGAGACCCTCAATCAAAATCACCATAGGAGTGCTGGGTACATAGCACGAATACTCGCCCATGCAGTACATGTTACTCAATCCCATGTTTTGATACGCAATGACAATGAGCGCCACCACAGAAATCACTAAATACACTGTGGCGGGTTTGCACAAGTGACGAAAATCACCTAAAATACGACCGATCAACGCCATATTGATTTTATAAGATGGTATAATGTATAATAATATTTAATTTAAATATTTTATTTAAGTTTGCGACTTTTATTTGTATTGTTCCTACGACTGTGTATATTTTCCTAACGCCGTTTTTGAGGTTGCATGTACAACCCCATTTGCGGCCCAATCGGAATCGGGATACGGTTGACCCCGTTGTTTTTAACAATGTCGTACTCCTCAAACTGCATATTGTTCGGGTTCTGCGGCGTATCAAACGACGTCACGTTGATGTACTCGTCCTTAAAGTGGTAGTTCAAGTTTCGGATGGTGGCGTACGAATCAGCGCATGTGCGGTACATCGCCGCCGCCGTCTCCTTCTTGTTAATCATTTTAATCAGCCCGTCCACGAACTGCAGAATGGAGCGGTGCCCGCTGGGGAAAAAGTTGCTGCGGTCAATGTAGAGCCGCGCATCAATGACGCGCTGGTTGAAGCAATTGTCCTCGCTGCCCCACGCCCAGAAATTGGGATACCCGCCCGTGCGTTCAAAATCACCCGCCTTAATAGAGACGATGCCGCCCAGCGTGAACGTGTACCCGAAAAAGTGTTTCACCACCCCGGGGCGCGTGTCATAATGCAGCAGCCCCTTGGTATAAGGCAGGTTGTCCACGTCGTGAAACACCAGCGTGATGTTCCGGTATGCGTCGGGGTACATGGCCCGAATGGCCAAGAACCCGATGTTTTTCATGGCGCCGCGATTGAACGGGCGACTGTCGCACTGATGTACAAAATAAATCCGGTATTTTTCGGCCGGCATGTCTTCCAGCAGAAACTTCATGTATACCGTGAAAAACATTTTGTGCTCTTCGCGATTGCGATACGGCACGATAAACACCAGTTCCGGCACAGGCACCGGCACCGGCACCGGCACCGGCATGGGCATTGCAGTTGTGACTGTTGTTACTGTTGTCGGCGTTGTCATTGAAAATATATTTGTATACTTGAATCGTCCATATTATTTTCATGATACAACCGAATATTTTTGAACAATGGACGGCGGAATCAACTGCGCTTTGATAGACTCCAGCTTCTTAAAACACTTGTTAATTGTAACTTCGCTGATTTGACTGATCCGGTTTACATCCTTTTTGGTGATGTTCAAATTGCACACTTGGGCCACGAAGTAAATGATACCCGCCGCAATGGCGTGCGGCGTGTTTTCAGGAATCATATTGTTCTGTTCAATGCATACGGCCACAAACATGCACAGCTTCGTGAGTTCCGTGTTAATATTGAGCGGGCTGCAATATCTCTCAATGAATGCGTTGGGCTTCGTTTTTTCAAAGTTGGTTTTCTCTGAATTTTCCAAATTGCACTCCAACTCGTTGATAATGGCCATCGCATGCTTGCACCCCTTGGTCGCGCTTTTATTGTTCAAATGGAAAATGGTGGCGATTTCTTTCGGAGTGCGCGGACACTCGTTCATGCGACACGACACGTAAATGGACGCCGAAATGATGCCATCGCGGTTTTGACCGCGGAACGTCTTGTGCTCGGAGATTTTCTTGTGATAACGCAGCGCGCAGTCAATTATCATTTTCGGAATTCCGGCATTGGACGCCGCATTTTTTATGCGCTCAAATTCATCATACAACGCCTTTTCAGCATACGGCATGGATTGCCACTCCGTGTACCGCCGAATTTTGCGCATTTCATAACTGGATGCACCCTCACACATGACCTTGCACCCGTACGAGGATTCCATCAGCAGCGGATTCACGGGCATGCCACACCGTGTCGGATCCGTCATTTGATTATCGTCTGCACCGTAAAACCGCCACTCCGCGGAGTAATCCAGCGAGTCTTTGTAAATGATGCTGCATTTTGAATTCGTGCACGTTGCAAACCCGTCCTCCGTAATCACCAAATTGGACTGACACACGTCACACACCTCGCGATTTCCGGATGGATTATACACACATTCTATTCCACGCGATTTAGAGTTTGCCTCGGTTGCCTCGGTTGCCTCGGTTGCCTCGGTTGCCTCGTTTGCCTCCATTATCCCGATATTGTGCCTGCGCTCTATCAACGATTCCAATTTAGTCCACAACTCATTCCGATCTGCGCGTGTGCCTATGTGTTTTTTTTTATGCGTCTTGCTTACAAACATGGACGAACAGGCGTGTGGGATGTCTAACCATTAATTGATGCATTGTATTTAATTCAATTTTTAATAAAATGATTACAAACGCAAACGCAAACGCAAACACGAACACGAACACGAACGTATAAATAAACATAAAATAATATCAACTAATATCAGTAACATGACTGACAAATTGTTTGCACATGTGTTGCATGGTGACCCGGTGGAATTGGACGAATTTGAAAAAGAAATCAGCAAGCCAATCTTGATGATTACGGGGCATGAATTACAAACGGACATTGAGGACATTGAGGACATTGAAGACATTCTTGTTAACGCAATAATGCGCCGCAGCTGCAATCCGATCCGCATTCACTTGCGCCTCACGAAAGGGTTCAATCCGGATGCGGTGTTGACCCAAAGTGAAATATACGCAGTGTCAGGCTTGAATTGCAGATTAAAGGCCCGCGAACTAGCCCGTTTTTACACGCGCATTGCAAACCTTCGGAACCGCATTCTGCAAGAGCAAGCGCAACAACAATCGCAAGAACCACTACAAACCCGGTATCCGGAAGTTGCAATGACGGGCAAACTGCAGCACGCATACGCAATACAAATGGAAAACATGCGCAATAAACGGAGAGAAAATCAGGAGCATTTGGATCGCATTATGCGGACCATCCTGTTAAATCCGGACCAAGAGTATCGCTGCATTCATCCAATGTTAACCAATGCAGACTTGGACGCATTGGAACTGCAGGTGCAGGACATCCTGGAATGCGGCTGCGCCACCCACGAACTGTGTTGCATAAAACTCACAGAAGCGGCAATAGAATCCCAAATATGCGATGCGCTCATTGCTGAACTGAATGCGCTTAACACCACTATATGCGATCCTCTATTTTTTTAAACAAATCTTGATTGTAAATTAAGTTCCCAACTGGTTTATAAGACGTAATTGGTTTAAAATCCCCGCCGCCGGCCGGTTTTTTCGCCGCGGTTGCCGCTGTCGCGCCTTTCTTATTATAAATCATCGCGTTCAGGTCGCTGCCCGGCGTGCCGTCCGCAGAAGGTGGCGCATCTGCATCCGCTTCTGAAACATAATTACCAAATTTATCAATCACGGTCCCCGTCTTCTTTTTGATTTCGGTGCGCACGTAATTGGGCACGTAATGCTTCCACGAAATGAACAGCAGATTGGGGTGCGTGTAACGAACAATAAAGTCGTTTTCTTCCAGCTTACTTATGATATAAGTGATGCACCCATTTTTATCATAATTCGGCACCCCGATCAACACCTCCGGCACCAAAAACCAGCAAAATTGCTGACTGTTTTTTTGACGGGATGCCACCTTGATTTTTTCGTGCACACGAACCAAGATGCGATTAAACGTATATAATTTTGCTAAATCCTCTTGTTTTTTTTGTTCATACAATTCATCCAAATTCAATTTTTCAACGCTCTCTCGGTTTTCTTCATTGCGATTTGAAAAAATGTTATCCATTTTTTTTTCTTAACACCCGGTTAGATTTTTTAATAAATCATTGAAACGTATATTAATACGTTCCAACCCAAACTTATCTTTTTTTTAATGCATTTTAATTTCATTAAAGGCATTTAAATGTATTGAACACAACCCAATGTATATAGGCAATCCAGTCGCAGCAATCCAGTCGCATCATGGTCATCAAACACATCGTGATTTGTGGCGGCGGCCCCACCGGGCTCCTTTCATACGGCGCGGCAAAGCATTTGGCCGAACAAGGATTTTGGGCGCACGAAAACATTGAAACCATTTACGGCACGTCCATCGGCGCGCTCATCGGCGCCATGCTGTGCCTGAAACACGAATGGACCACGCTGGACGATTACATCATCAAGCGCCCGTGGGAAAAGGTTGTCATGGAATCGCTTGAAATGTTTCAGCTGTTTTCATCTAAAGGGATGGCCAAACTGAAGCTGTTGGACGACATCATGCAGCCTTTACTGGAATCCAAAGACTTGTCGCTAACAACCACGCTGTCCGAGTTTTACGCGCATTCCGGAATTTCTCTCAATGTGTTCTCGGTAGAATTGAACACGTTTGCAAAGGTGCAACTGTCGCATGTCACGCACCCCGATCTCGCTCTCATGGACGCCATTAAAATGAGCGCGTGCATGCCGCTGCTGTTTCAACCCATCGTTCGCGACAAATGCTGCTACATTGACGGCGGCGTCATTGCAAATTATCCGTTACAAGAGTGCATGCAGGACACGCGTTGCCGTTGCGACGAAGTGCTGGGGCTGCAAAATGTCTGGAACAACCCGAATGAAGGAATCGGCGAACAATCATCGGTGATAGATTACATGCGCCTCATCAATTTGCAGCTCGTTCGCATGGTGAATCGCTGCGCAAACAACCCACTCCACATCCCGAACGAAGTGGTATGTCGCGTCAAACCCAATGTCACTCCCGCGGAGTGGTTTTCAATCATGTCGGATGCGGGTCAGCGTTTAGCATGGATTGAGGATGGCATTGAATTCGGGAAACAATTCCTTAAAACAAAGAAAAATCCATCACCATTACCACCGGAATCACCATCACCACCGGAATCACCGCCACCACAGCAATCACCACCACCACAGGAATCACCACCACCACAGGAATCACCACCACCACCGGAATCACCACCACCGCCACCACAGCAATCACCACCACACCATCCACTATAAAAATAAAAATAAAAATGCAATCACAAATGTGAATTCGTTTTGCAAGGATTGAATAATTTCTCTCTATTTTTTATAAACAACAAACAACAAACAACAAACAACAAACATGGAGAGTTTGAAAAAATCGGCGGAATGGATCATGAACAATAAAAAAGTGGTTGGGTATGTGTTCATTGCAGTGTTTTTTATTGTGTTGGCCCAACAAGTATACAATAGACACGTTAAATCCACCAACAACTACTCGTATTATGAAGGGTATTCAAACAATTCAAATAATAATGACAATGTTGCCATTATTCGCATGTTCAAAGTGGATTGGTGCCCGCACTGCAAAAAAGCGCTTCCCGAGTTTCAATCCGTTAAGGATCAATACGACGGAAAAACAATTAACGGATACAAGCTGAGTTTGGTTGTGGTGGATGGCGAAGACCCCACGAACGAGTCCCTCGTCAATGAATTCAAGATTCAGGGCTATCCCACGGTCGTGCTGACCAAGGATGGCAAAAATATTGAATACGAAGCTAAAGTGAATAAAACCACTCTGCAAGAGTTCATCAATACCATGGTTTAGGAATTATGTTCGGCAGCGGCGTCAGTGGCAGTTACTACAACCTCATGTGGGTCATCATTCATCCAATTCATGTAGCGAATGACCCTGTAAATGGTTTGGCTCACAATATTATATTCGTTTCGTTTTATATTTTGATTTTGATTTTGATTTTGATTTTGATTTTGATTTTGATTTTGATTTTGATTTTGATTTTGATTTTGATTTTGATTTTGATTTTGATTTTGATTTTGATTTTGATTTTATTAACCCTCCTCCTGATCGTTTTGTTTCTTCATCAATAGCTTTAATGATATGTATGAAGTCTTTATCATCAAATATTATTCCTTGGTCGTCGTCTAACGTTATATGACGATATGCTTCATTTGCGGGATCTTCTTTTATTGTTTTTAATTTTTTTATAGCCTCTAAAAACTCATCCAAGTTATAGGCACTAAACACACCCCAACAATTATCTTTACTAAACGGAGTATATGTACGAAGAAGGTGAATGTATAGACGCTCTAGATGTTCAAATTTTTCTTCTTTAGACATACGTTCGTTTTTTTTTAGTTCGTCTGACAGTTTTTTCATTTTACTAAACATGTTTATTTTTGCATAAAAACACGATACTCTAGGATCATCAAGGTTTTTTTTCAGTTTTGTTATTTCCTCGGCATATTCTTCATCCGTCGGGGGGGGGGACTCTTTGCTTTTTTTCAATTTTTCGTTCCAATGGAGCTTGTATACACGCTTCAAACTCTTGTGTTCGCATGTGCATTTGTACGGACTATCACACGTACTGCAGACATCGTAGGATGTTTTGAAAACCCTGGGTTCTATGACGACGGGACCTAATACCGCCTCCATTGGATTCATGCCGGATGGTAAAATCTTATTTTATTTTTTATGTTATATTTTATATTTTTATTATTTTACCATTCTAATATAATGAAAATTCAATGAAACAAGCGCAATCAACATCAACGCAATCTAAAACCCGAAAAAACCCACCCGTGTTTTCGGGTGCCGATTTTTTGTCCGACGACGGGTTTCTCACCACCGTATGGGGTCCGCCCATGTGGCACTTTTTGCACACGATGAGTTTCAATTACCCGGTGCACCCCACACAAGCGGACAAACGCAATTACAGTGCCTTTATAAAAGGGTTGCGGCACGTGCTGCCCTGCAAATACTGTCGCATCAACCTAAAAACCAACTTTAAAAACCACCCGCTGCGCGCATGCCACCTGGCCAATCGCGAAGCCTTTTCCAAATACGTGTATGAGCTGCACGAAGTTGTAAACAAGCTGCTGGGCAAAACGTCCGGGCTCTCCTACTGCGACGTGCGCGAACGGTACGAACACTTCCGGGCCCGCTGCACCGATGACCCCAAGCCCCGCATGATAACCCGAACCAAACCCAACGCCAAAACCAAAAAACGGGGACACAAGGGCTGCACCGAACCGCTCTACGGAAAGTATTCTAAATGCGTCATGAAAATCGTGCCGCAGGATGCGCAAACCGAGACGCTGTCCATTGACCAGCAGTGCATCAAACGCCGGGAATAGGCCTACTACAACCCAAACTGGTTAAAACTGGCGAGCACGGGGTACGGCATGGAGTCGTCGTTCACCCGGTTGTAGTTCGGGACCTTCTTGCAATCAAATGCGGGTTCCGGGCAGCGCGCGCACGGCGGGCACGGCGGGCATTTTTCTGCATTGCCACCATTGGACCCCTTGTTGCATTTCGCGGCGGGACACACCGGACAAACGGGTGGAATGACTTCTGATTTTAAAATGTAGAGGTCCTCTTGGCCTGGCAAAATTTGGCCGGCCCTCACCCCACTGCTTAATTTCGGATAAGGCGCGTATTTGGTAGTGTGGTGATCGTTCACGTCATAGCGCTTTCCACGATACATGGCGGCATAACTGGGATGTTTGTCCGAATATTGCCCTTTTCCATGGTACGGACTGTTGGTGAAGCCTTCTAAACCATTGCCACCGCAATTGCCTCCAAAGAAGGAGCAAAGTACCAGCGCTAAAAGCAATATTACGAACAAGTGCGCTTTAGTTAATTCCATTATGAGAGATATTCAGGTATATTATTATTGATTTATATTATGTGCATATAATTTATCTCCAAAAAAAATGGGCGTTTATTTCACCGATCGTTTTTCTCTGTTGCATCTGGCAACCGGAATTGTGGCGTTTTATTAGGGGATCTCCTTCACGGCATGGTTTATTGCACATGCCGCATTTGAGTTGATTGAAAACACAGATTATGGAATGCGGGTTATTCGCTGAATTAAACAGTGGCCTGGTGGCAAACCACGAGCGGATTCCATATTAAACAGTACCGGAGACCAGTTTTATTCGTGTATAGGATGGGGGCTTGCGTATTATTCCTCTAAATTGTTTTGATTCGGGATCAGATCGGATCGGATCAAATGTTGGTTGCATTGTTTAAAAAATTGATTCCAAATCGCAGATCAATTACAGTAACGCAACAACGCAACAACGCAACAACAAGCAGTAACGCAACAACAAGCAATAATGAAGATCATAGTATTTGACACCGAAACCACCGGACTCCCTCCCAAGAACCGCCAATGCATGGACCCCGCGCAATGGCCGCACATTGTGCAACTCAGTTACCTCATCTACGACACCGACGCCGACAAGATACAGGACTTCAAGGACGTCGTCATCAGTCTGGGCACGCACATTCCGCTCCCCGATGAAAGCGTGGCCATTCACGGCATCACGCGCGAACTGTCATTATCTAATGGCATTGACATCCGAATTGCGCTCTTTGATTTCAAGTCGGCGCTCGCCCAGTGCGGCAAGTGCGTCGCCCACAATTACGATTTTGACAGCAACGTGCTTCAAATGGAAGCCCGGCGCAACCAAATGTCGCTGTACTTCCCAGCCCCCTTTTGCACCATGAAGGTCAGCACCGACTTGTGCAAACTGCCGTCGCCGCACGGCATGGGCTACAAATGGCCCAAACTGCTGGAGCTGCACGAGCACTTGTTCCAGCGCGTGCCCAAAAATGTGCACAACTCTAAGATTGACACCATTGTCACGCTGCGGTGCTACCACATGCTGGTGCACAACGAAGATTTGTGCCGCAGCAGCCGCGAATTCCGCACATTATTTCGCAACCACTGCACCATTGAGTGCGAGCGCGACGAACTCGGCGAATTCGGCGACATGACCGAAATGCCGTCACCGCCCAAACCGAAAGATCAATGAAACATTACTTATAATATTCTTAAACTTTTGAACCTCATTAATTCCATGATTGGGAAGTAAAACAGCACAAGCACGCGCTGCAAACACAGTACAATTGATCACACACCAATTCGCAAAATGGAACTGGCATCAAAAACTCAGGTGGCAACGGTTGCGGTTGTGGTTGTGGTTGTTGTTGTTGTTGCGGTTGTGTATGTTTTGGTGGCAAAAGTGGTTCATCCATTTCTTTGTTAGTTAGTTAAATAGTTAAAATATAAAAAGGCATTCGTTTTTATATTTATTTTTTTTGAGTCAACAATTCGCATTACATTCATGATGTAGGAAACAACTCTCGGTAGGCTGGAAGCCCGTTCTTCGCTATGAATTCAATCTGTCGCATTGTCCATGCCATGCTGCTTCCGGAGTGTCCGGTTTCCATGTTTTGCTGAACCCGCATGACAATTGCGTCATCCGCGCTAAACATGAACCCCTTACCGGCCTCCGGAGTGTACTGGGCCAAATGGTTCCATACCTGTTTTGCAGTCATTTCATTGGTTCTGTATTCGGGGGAATCACAGACACGGATAACCGCGCGCAATCCATCCCTCACCATGTGCACCGAATGTTCGCACTTTAAACACGCGAGGTCGCAATCGCGCGCGGCGTCCAAAGTTTCGGGCCAATACTCGTCTGTCATAACTTGTGTTGAATCTAGGAGTCATTATTTCTTTATGTTGGTTCATGTATGTATTTAACGCCACGTTTGTAAGACGGATTTCCGCATGACGTTAAGCCGAGCACATGGTGCAGCCCTCGTCTATTTGCTCTCCTTCTTTTTCTCCCTTTTTGGACTCGGGCTCAATGGTGAACTGCTGCGGCTGGTGCCGCGCCTTGCGCCTCAAGTAGTACATGCCCGTCTTCAGGCCCTTGGTCCACGCGTAAAAGTGCATGGACGTGAGCGCGGCGTAGTTCGGGTCCTCCATCCACAGGTTCATGCTCTGGCTCTGGCAAATGAACGCGCCCCGGTCCGCCGCCATGTCAATGACGTGCTTCATCGGGATCTCCCACACCGTGCAGTACTTGCGCTTCAAGTGCTCGCTCAGCCCGCCAATGTGCTGCACGCTGCCCTTGTTCGCCACAATGTTGTTTTTCACGCCCTCGTTCCACAGTCCCGCCGCCTGCAAATCCGCAATCAAGTGCCGGTTCACCAGAATGAACTCGCCCGCCAGGGTGCGCCGCGTGTAAATGTTGCTGGAAATCGGTTCAAAGCACTCCGTGTTGCCGAGGATTTGCGACGTGCTGGCGGTGGGCATCGGCGCCAAAAGCAGCGAGTTCCGTAGTCCGTGCTTCACGATGCGCGCCTTCAAGGCAGCCCAGTCGTACCGTCCAGCCTCTGGCTCCACGCCCCACATGTCGTACTGCAGGATGCCCTGCGACGCGGGCGACCCCGCGAACGAGCTATACGGCCCGTGCTGCTCCGCCAAGTCGCACGACGCCGTCAGCGCGGCGTGATACATGGTCTCAAAAATGCGCCGATTCAACGTGCGCGCCTCGTCGCTGCTAAAAGCCAGGTCCAGCAGCAGGAACGTGTCGGCCAGGCCTTGCACCCCAATCCCAATCGGCCGGTGCGCCATGTTGCTCACGCGCGTCTTCGGCGTGGGGTAATAATTCACGTCAATTACGCGGTTCAGGTTCTCGGTGACGATGCGCGTCACCTCGTGCAGCTTGTCAAAGTCAAACGGGGAACCTACGGTTCCCCGCACCCCTCCCTCTTGCGGTTGGGGTTGGAGTTGGGGTTGCGGTTGCGGTTGGGGTTGCGGTTGGGGTTGGGGTTGCGGTTGGGGTTGGTTCCTCGTGAAGGAGGGGTGCGGGGAACCTTGGTTCCCCGCTATGAACCGGTTCAGCGCAATGCTGGCCAAGTTGCACACCGCCGTCTCCCGGTCGTCCGAGTACTCCATGATTTCGGAACACAGGTTGGACGACCGAATGACGCCCAGGTTCTTCTGGTTCGTCTTCCGGTTCACGGCGTCCTTGTAGCACAGGTACGGCGTGCCCGTCTCCATCTGGCTGTCCAGGATGCGGAACCACAGGTCGCGCGCCTTCACTTTGCCGCGCTGCCGCCCCTCCGCCTCGTATCGCACATATAATTGGTCAAACTCGTCGCCGTACACGTCCGACAACCCGGGACACTCATCCGGGCAAAACAGGCTCCACTCCTCATTGGCCTTCACGCGCGACATAAACAGATCCGGCACCCATAGCGCGTAAAACAGGTCGCGCCCCTTGGCGTCCTCGTCCCCGTGGTTCATCTTCATTTCCAGGAAGTGCGCAATGTCGGCGTGCCACGGCTCCAAATACACCGCAATGGTGCCGTTGCGCTTGCCGCCCTGGTCAATGTAGCGCGCCGTGTTGTTGAACACGCGCAGCATGGGCACCATGCCGTTGGACGTGCCGTTCGTCCCGCGAATGTGGCTCCCCGCCGCCCGAATGTTGTGCACGTGCACGCCAATCCCCCCCGCGTGCTTGGAAATGTTGGCGCACTCCTTCAGCGTGTTGAAAATGCCCTCAATGCTGTCGCTCTCCATGGCAATCAAGTAGCAGCTGCTCAACTGCGGTTTAAGTGTGCCCGCGTTGAACAGCGTGGGCGTGGCGTGCGTGAAGTACTTCTGCGACATGAGGTCGTACGTGGTCCGAACCTTGTGCATGCGGCGGCCATGTATCCCCACAGATACACGCATCCACATGTACTGCGGCCGCTCCACCGTGGCGCCGTTGGTCCGCATCAAGTACGAGCGCTCCAGCGTCTTGAACCCGAAGTAATCAATGAGAAAGTCACGCGACATGTCAATCATGGCCTCCAACTCGTCGCGATGATCGCAAACGACGGCCCAGAACTCGTCGCTGATCAGGGGCGACGGCTGGTCGCGCACGTCCCTGAACTCGTACAACCGGCGCATGGCCTCGTAAAACGTGGGCGGCGTGGTTTTGTGGTGGTTGGAGACGATGATATAACCAGCCAACGTGCCGTAGTCGGGGTGCTGCGTGGCCATGGTTGCGCACTGCTCCGCCGTGAGCTCGTCTATTTTTGTCGTGGGAATGCCGTCATACAGTTGGTCAATCACCTTCATGGCAAGGGCGGTGTAGTTCACAGCGGAAATTCCGGCTTGCTGACCCACGTTCCGAATGCGCGCCAGTATCTTGTCAAAGGCGATGACCTCGCGCTCGCCGTTGCGTTTGATCACGCGCATGTCTGTGTCAGCATCGTTCATTGTTTTGTGATACAATTATATGACTGGTGGTTTTATATTTATTTCACGCAAACAATAAATCAATAAAAAAAAGTTTTTTGTTGTTTTTTGTTGTTTTTTTGTTGTTTTTTTTTTTGGTTTTTTGTTGTTTTTTTGTTGTTTTTTTGGGGTTAGATTGTTGCATTTTGTTCCGATGATGGCATTGTTAGAACCTGCTTGAACAACAGCATGCGTTGCTGCAGTTTGCGAAGATTGCCGTTGATTCGCGTGACGAGTGGCTCAATGAGGGATGGAATGGCGTCTTTCAGATCAACAATAACGCGCAACGCCATTTGAATCATTGTTTCCACCGTGATAGCTTCAAGTGAAGCGGGTGTGCCACGTCTCACGGTTTTGCGCGCATCGTGAATGCTTTTCCAGTACTTGTTGATTTGCGCGTGCTGAACCTGAATCATGCGAACCACCATTTTGCGATGGATCTCAATCTCGTGTATAAGATCCATGATGGACTTTGTGTGCTTCCGACGCACTTGTTCCGGAATCGCATCATTTTCTGCAAGGGCATCGTGATCACGTTGTATGCCGATCAAGTAGGCGCGGATCATTTTGGGAGATTCGGCGACGTTACGAAGGTTGCGATACGTAAACTGTTTCATCGTTTTAACTTAGAATGGCTAGGCCTACCTTCAATAATACCATTATAAAAGTAATTCAATTTTTTTTATTTTCATTGATATTTTGAAATGACGTCGGATGCCTTAATTATTTTTAGAAGATGAAGTATTAGAGTTCATCGGTTTCAAAAATTCGTTCTGGGTTTCTAAATCCTGCAAATAATTGCCTTGCAAGAACGGGTTCATGCCCACGTGCGGCGTTAGTCCTCGTTCGTATATTTTTTCATTGTTATTCTCTCGTTTTGAATGTTTGGGTTCTTGAAACGTGTCATGATGTTGTGTTTGAGGCGCCTCTTCCGTCTCGGCATACGGATTTGTTGTGCTGTATGTTTTTACGAACCGTGGCGTTTTTAAATTTTCGGATGGATAAGGTGGACGCCATTTTTCCATTGCGTGTATATATGTATATGTATGTGTATGTATATATGTATATGTATATGTATATGTAAGTAATATAATATACAATTTTCAATGCAAAACAAAACCTGCACTCACTGAACGTCACATTTGCCGTATGCAAATCTGGATCGTTTATCAATTGCGATCCAGCATTCGTCGCATGCGAACCCATGATGCTGCTGATTCGTCACTTTTTTCAGCACGAGCTTGGATTTGCGACAATTTGCGCACTGGAATTTTCGTATTTCGTTATCGTGATTGTTCATGCGATTTGAATGATTTGAATTAGTGTATATGATGGATATGTATGTTTATATTTATTTTTTATTAAGTATTAAATATAAAAATTGATTTCATTTCAATAGCAACAACCACAACAACCGCAACAACCGCAACAACAACCCCATGGAAGCAAACAAAGACCCCCAGTTCTACCCGTTTGAAATCAACGGCACAAAATACCTGATGTGCAAGCTCCCGGATCAACCCTTTTCCACGCTGCACGACCCGGACACCAAACAAATCGTGGGCCAATGGAACAACCACGAGGCGCATTATGAAATTTATCCTCCGGAGGTTACGACCGCTTCACAGCCGCCCCCCATGACGGACGAACAATTTGAGGAGCACATGCGACAGTTAATCGCATCCGGAGCTGCATTCACATTCGTTTAGATTGGGGGGTCCCCCCCCCTCCTCCTCCTCTTCACGATCGCAGTAAGCGCGCCATGTTCACCACCTCCGGCTTGGCCGTCGCCGACGCCTGAAAAATCTTGAGCAAATGCGCGTCGTCGCGGAACCGGATGCTGTACTCCTGCTGCAACTTGTTGCGCCCAATTCGCCCCAGCGCCTGAATGATTTTTTCCTGACTGATGTTACTCAAATCCTTGCCCAAATACCCGTGACAGAACTGATAATTCGTGCCGTAGATGTAGTCAGTGGACGCAATGATGAGGTAGAGCCGCTGGTTCTGCGCCAAGTCCTTCATAATCTCTGTGTAGGTTTTGTTGGAATTGGATTCCGTCATCACTCCGATGCCCATCATCAGCAGCACCTTCCAAATGTTTTCAATCGGCAGCACCATGATGCGCTCCACGTCCTCGGGCTCCACCTGCGACGTGAACGGGGTCATGGATGCAATGGCTTCTTCCGTGAGATGCGGCGCCCACCGCTTCAAATGCTCCGCCCGGTTCGGCACAAACATGTCGTTCAGCGCACCCCATTTCACCTGCTGCCGCAGCTCGTCCACCTTTTCTTGGAGCCGCTTGACCTCCGGGCTGAACCGCATGTCGTCCGCTTTTTTGTTGGTTTTCTTGTCCTTGCATTTACCGCTGGCACCCGTGTCGTCGTCCTTCGTTTTGTCGCCCTCATCCATTTTGTCCTCAATCTCCCGCTCCAGCTCCTCCATCGCGTCTTTAATTGCGTTGTTGTGGTCAATGATTTCCATCAAGTCGTCCATCACGCAGTCCGGAATCTTCGCAATTTGCAGCGCAAACCGCGCGATCTTTTCCACGTCGCTCGCCAAAAACAGCGTCGGGCCGCACGTCAACGTGTGCGCGTCTTGCGCCGTCAAATTCACGTTGGAGGCGTGCATCCGGGTGCGCTGCGCTTGAAAGTGCGCCCAAATTTCGGGCCACCTGTCGGCCTGCATATTTTCCAGCAGCTCTAAATAATACACCTTTATGTTCGTCATGTTGATGTCGCCTATGTCTGAAAAGTGCCGCTCCACGGCGTACCGCGCCGAAGTCCACATCTGACCCTCGTTCACGTGCGCAATGAATTTCACCACCTCGCTCAAATCAAAGTAGCGCAGCAGGGTTTTATAGGCGCGACAGTGCGCCGCCGACGCCCGCATGTCCTCGTAGCGCTCAAACATGAGGTGCGGCAGCTGCACGTAGCCGTCCTTGTTTACCAGCGCAATGGTTTTTTGGCAGTCGTGGCTGACAATGCTGTGCACCTGGGCGTGTAAAAACCGCGCCTGGAAATCCATGATGGTGGGCGCCATTTCCGCCGCCTGCGGCAGCGTGGCCGACGACAGCACCACGTTCGGCACGATGTTCTCCGTCCAGTTCTCCTTGATCATCGCGTGAAACGCGTGGTCGTCGTAATCCATGGTGATGGTGGGCTCGTCCCAGTACAGCAGCAGCCGGTTCAGCGGGTTGAACGCGTTCATGTAGTACATGGCGTGCTTGTACGACTTGATGTCGCTGATCATGATTTCCACGTTGTCGCCCACGCTGTTGTCCACCTTGCGAATGCCGCCCGTGCGGCGGTCGCGCACCACGTCCTTGGCCGCATAGTAATGCAGCCGAATGTTGTCCACGCTGCCGCACCCGAACGCAAACGCGATGCGCTTCTTTGCAGAAATGCAGGCCTTGGCCAGCGCCAATCCGACGTGGCGCGCGGCGCACACGAAGATGACGCGGTAATGCTCGCTCAGACCAATGGGGGTCAGCGTCTTGCCCGTGCCGGTGGGCGCAATGTAGAGCACCAGCTTGGGAGTCGTGTCGTCCTTGAACACCGTGAAAATTTGTTTCTGATGCTCGTAGAGCTTCGTGTCGCTGCATTTGAATACGAACTCGTTCTTTTCCACGTAGTCGTGGGCTTTTTTGATAAAGGCGGCGGGGTCAAAATCGTCCTCCACTAGCGCAATGACGTGATGAATGAATGCGCTCACGTGCGGGTTTATGTGCTCAATGCTGTTGCGACGCAATAAGCAAATGCTGTAATAATAATACATCCACTTGGGGCGACTGGGCACGGCAGCCGGCACGGGTGGCGCGCGTTTCCTTTTTGATTCCGACACCCCTTGCAGGTACTTGCTCCAGTGCGGATACATGTGCGGGAACCGGTTGTTCAATAAGTTTAATACGAGACCCAACAGCACAAACTCGTATATTTTCGCTTTTTGTTCATCCAAATTGCTGGTCGTGTTTTGAATGCGAATGAGGTCCGCCTTTTTGACCATCTTCTTCTTGTCACTTTCGGTTTCAAAGGCGGTCAGGCCAAACGCCTCGCGCATCTCGTCCACGTGCGACTTGAAATAGAGCTCATACATGTGCGCGTGCATTTCGTCCGACGGGGCGATTTTTATGTATTGCAGCAACGTTTGACTGGAGTTGCGCACAAGGTTGACGTCGTGATACCCCTCCCGGATGAGCCGGTAAATTTGCTGTTCCTCGTACGAATCGGGCACCTCTATGCCGTCCCATTCGCTCTTTGTCAACTTGCTCTGCGTGAAATCCATGATTTGTTTGGTCTGTCGTCTAATGCGTTACAAACGTGTGTTAATGTTTCTTTAAGTGCATTCGCAAATTGTTTTTTTTTGAAATGATTTTAGTTTAATCCAGTTAAAACAAATACACGTATAGAACATAGAACAAACCCCGGTCGCACCAATTCAATGGATCCGCATCCCCAAAACCCGTTGCTTGTGAGCCCGCCCTTGCTTGTGAGCCCGCCCTTGCTTGTGAGCATTGACGGCAACATCGGCTCCGGCAAATCCACTACGTGGGAAATGCTGAAGGAGGCATACAAGGATCGCGAAGATGTGCATTTCGTAGAAGAGCCCGTGGATTCGTGGCGCCATGTCAAGGACGGGGAAGGGGTTCCCATTATCACCAATTTCTATAAGGATCACAAGAAATATGCGTTCCGTTTTCAAATGATGGCCTACATTTCGCGCCTGGCTTTGCTTCGCCAAACGGTTCGCGAACATGCAGGGCGCTGTCGCGTCATTATCACCGAGCGCAGCGTGGATACCGACCGCAACATCTTCGCCAAAATGCTCTACGACAGCGGCGACATTGAAGAAGACGAACACACCATTTACAACTTGTGGTTTGACGAATTTGTGCGCGATCTGCCAGTTGCAGGACTCGTCTACATTCGCGCCAACCCCGAAACGTGCATGGAGCGCATTCATAAACGAGGACGCGAGGGCGAGACCATCCCGCTGGAATACGTGCATAAGTGCCACGACTATCACGACACGTGGATTAACGGTATAACATGCAAAAAACTGGTCATTGACGCCAATCCAGAAATTGATGTCACTGCAAATCAGCGCATTGCGGAAATCAGGCAGTTCATTGATGAACTGTTGTTCATGTGACACGTCAAATGTCACAACCATGGGTATTATGTTTTATAATGCCACTGTATTCAACCAAAACATCAGTGATTGGAATGTCACCAACGTCACATCCAAATCCCAAATCCCAAATCCCAAATCCCAAATCAAACCATAAATCCCAGATGTCATAACCGATGATACGTCACATCACAGTGATTAGCCGTTGGATTGGCGTTTAATTTAAATCCATGACTAGTTATAAAATGATGAAGATCATGAAACAATACCCCTTCTTTGTAAAATTGTTCAGTGCTAATTTCGGTTGTCAAATTCTGAATGTTATTTAAATTATGTTCACCGAATCCTTGCAATACGAGCAATTCTGCACCTTGAACGTCTAAAATCAAATCATATTTTACATTTTCCCATTGTTGCTCTTTCAGCACAACTTCAACCGTGGTTGAAATTAATTTTAATTCACGGACTTCTTTAACACTAGGCCATTGCCAAACGGAAGGATTAGGAGCAAATATGGAAGATGATGCTCCATTGTTGTTGAATATGTGAAATGTATGTTCTTTTCCAATTTTATCACACACAAGACAATTAATTGGTTTATAATTTGTGTTGTATTTGACATTTGCATTGTGCAAATTTCGTTCTAATCGTTTAAAAACATCGGGAATTGCTTCTATGAACAACCCATTTTTGTATGTATTTGCATAGGATTCTATTTCATTCATATCATTTGCGCCAATGAACAAAACATTGTTGTCCATTCTATATATTATAAATGTGAATAAAAAGTGTTTAAATATTGAATTAAAAAATAAATTGTATTGATTTTCATGCACACATCCAATTCCAAGGGATGGTTGAGTTTGATGGAACAGCAGCAGCAGCGTTTGCGCACGTGTCCCGCACATCCAGCATGAGCGCCATGTGACATGCACTCAGTGCGATCATGGCCAGCATGCGCGGCACTTGTTTCAGCATGAAGCGCTGCTGCATCGCATCGCGATGATCGTTATTGTCCAGCAGCGAATAATCGGAATGCACGGGGGTGTTATTGGGAGGGGTGGTCCCATCATTGCGCACATGCAACAAGCGCTGGGCAATCCGGGTGTTGATGTCGGGAGCGCACCGTCGCAGCAGTTTCAGCGCGGGATAAAGTCCGATCGCAATGAACATCATCATGGACAACCAAACGTTGTAGTCGGTTACGACGACAATGTACGCAGCGTCCATTGCAATCGCAATGACATGCAGGCCGCGGCTAGTCCATTTGGCCACGCGACCCAAAATGATGATGCGCTGCTCATCGTCGGGGACGTAGAGCCGCATGGTTTGGCGGCTGGGTTCGTGCAGTTGCGCGCTCAGCCCGTAGTGGTACACGTTGGCGATCGTGGTTCCGGTGTAAACCACGCGCAAGATCGTCGGCGGATGCACGTATGCTAAAAACAGACTTTGAACGAAGCCAATGCAGGACGCCCAATGAAACATCATGCCCGAGGGTTGCATTTTTTTGTCAATAAGTATTATACTATAACCACAAAATCTATAATATAATACATAAATACGCAAATGCGTTTGAATTGATTTGGTTTGGTTTTATTTATTCGTTCATTCGTTCATTCGTTCATTCGTTCATTCGTTCATTCGTTTATTCGTTCATTGTAATAAGCGCTTCTGCCGCCCGGATGGCGGCTTGTATTTCAGAATGTCCATCTCCTTGGACGTGGTCGGGAAACTGACCGCGCCGTAAATGTCCTGCAGCAGCAGCCACTCAAACATGCCGCCCGGATACACGCGCACGTTTTTGAACCCGAGGCCCACCAGCTGCTGGTATTTTTTATACACAGTGTCGTCATTCGCGTTTTTCCCGTACACGATGATCTCTCGGTCCTTTCCCTTCGGTTCGGACAGCATCGCGTTCATGGACACCTCCTCTTCCTCAATGGGCAGCGTGCCCGGAATCAGGCAGCCCTGCATGCCCGGCGGCAGCGTGTTGATCAGCAACCACGGATGCGCGGCCGCGTAATAATTGGAATACGCATGATGGTGCACCGGGTTCGTGTGTGCCGTCCGACATACATATTGCATGTCCTCGTAATTCACTTTAGAAACGGAAACGCTGGAACCCATCAATTCATTTAATTTGTCTCAACGAGAGATATTATGGTTAAATGATATATGTGTATTGCTATGAAACGATCTATTTAATTTATTTTTCATACGCAGTTGAATTTGGATTATTCATTCCGGGGTTTCATTGATTTCGTCCTACTACGCACGCATTTTCTCTTGCTTGATTTTGATTTTGCGAATTTCCCGCCAACGCGTGAAAAAGGACGAGGGACAACCGGATTTATCTCTCCCGTTTTTTCATTTACATAAAATAAAGCCTCCGTTAATGGATCCCGCATATACTTCCAACCGGGAGGTAGTTCCATTGGCCGAACACCGCTCATTAATAGTGGAGGTTGTACCCTTTCCATTTTTCTTCCCGTAACTCCCTTAACATATTCCATTCTCGGTCTTAATGAGAAATGTGAAGCTGGATAATCATGCGATATTTCGCCAGTTTTCATATTTGCATATACGTATGTACCGTTTCTTTGAATTTTCACATATTTCCAATCTGAAGGTAACCTTCGCGGTTGTTTTTTCAGGATTTCCACAACAATATCTCCCACCTGAGCTTGTTTCAATATTTCATCGGGAGCCGCTTCCATTTCGTCATCGTCGGATGAATTGACAAACCAAGAAACTACGCGTTGCCTTAATGTTTTTGGATTATAACGACAACTAAAGTCTATGAAATTCACGTATTTTACATTATACCGGCTTTTTAAACGTGTTTCCAAATCAAACATCGTTGTTGAAAACGTATAGTTTTCGGTTGGCTGCTCATCTTTCTTCAATGGCCAGTCTGATGGTAGTAGCCTAAGTTGGAGCATTATGTCATTTTTTTCCTTAGTTGGATCAAAATCTTCACTTCGTAACACATGTTCACTTCCATCCATTAACCATATTCCATCGCTGTCCCATGGTTCTGTGTCATTATTTACAGATAACTCATAATATTGATTATATTTGACTTGCGATGTCAAAAACCAATCGGCTGCAGTTGATGTTTTGCATGTTTCTGTCAATGGCGTTACTTCATGCGCTTTTTGCACTTGTTCATTAAACCCCATATCACACATAAGCATTGACAGTTTTTTTAATTTTTCGGTAAACGTCATATGAGTGTTTTTGGATAATTCATGTGCATGATAAAAAATAGTCGGCATCATATTCGGAATTCCTTGTCCCGACAACATACCGGATTTACCCGCCATTGATAATCGTCTTAATGTTTGTTTTTGCTCAGGCTTTGCCCTCTCATCTCTTAATTCCCTACCATGAGCATTAATAAGAACAGTTACAAAACTATTATCATCACGGATCTTATTTATCATGCTCCTGCTGCTGGAGCTGCTTCTGCTCCTCTTTCTGCTGCTGCGGCTGCTCATGAAAAACTTATTTAAAATATTATAACATTTTATTTCATTCCATGTCGTATAGCGAATCCCGTCAGCAAATAAAATAAAAATAAAAATTGATTGTTTTTTATCATTGTATTATTAACGCGACAAAGTAGATAGAACGCAACAATGGTTTGGACAATGTGGCAAGGATGGCATGACGAAAATCAAAAAAATTTGCGGCTAGAAAGGGAACTCAAACATTTGACAACCATTCTTCGTAGAGTCGCTGACGAACGCGACAAGCTGAAAGAAGAACGCGACAACCTGGAAGAAGAAAATAAAAAGTTACGAAATAGTTAAAATAATATTTTGAAGATGCAAATGTCATTCAAATGCTAGTGGCCCCCTTTCTCGCAGTTTGGGCCAGGCGCAGTGCCTTGCTTTTTTTGTTGCACCCGTTCTCAAGAATGGCGTAGTCCACCGCAGCCGCCTTGCCGCCCGTGACGGCGCTGGCCAGTCGCGCGTACCCCCATGACTGCGGGGTTTGATTCGGGCGCGACCCCGACGAATAAAACGCGCCCTCACCCTTCTTCACAATTTGTTGTAGGGCTTTGACCGAGCACCCGGTGGCCGCTGCAAGTGCCGCATTGGGGACAACGCGATCCACGCCGTAAATGCGGCGCGCCGCGTCGGTGTGCTTGGATGCCACGTGCGGGTACGAGCGCAGCTTCTGGGTGCGCCCGTAGAACTCGCCGCGCTTGTACAACCGGCGCGACCGCTTCAACATGGCAATCTGCGCGCGCCGGTCCTTGCGCGACAGTGTGCGCGGAACATACCGCATGGGAACGCGGATTTTACCTGGTTTCATGTGATTATTTCTATTTCTATTTCTATTTCTATTTCTATTTCTATTTCTATTTCTATTTCATGTACATTAAAGATAATATAAATGAAACAAGTTTGAAAGTTTGAGTTGCATCAAATGAAGTCACTCAACTCAACTCAACTCAACTCAACTCAACGGGGTGCAACGCTCGCCGTTGTTCTTGATAGTGCGACACCTTGTTCCGTATGATGTAAAGCGCCGATGCAAACAGCAGCGTGATTTCGGTGCTGCTGCGTATTACCAGCGGCATGTCGTTCATCTGCACGCTGTAATAAATCCACATGCTGGAAGAAATGATGCTCAAAAAACAGAACAACAACGACAAGCTGTTGGTGCTCTTGTTCTTGTACAGCAGAAACATGAATATGAATCGCCCTAAAACGGATAGGGATGTCGCCGTGTAGGGAATCACCTTTAGCGTTGGTTCCAGATTTGTCCCATTCATTTTAAAACTCAACCACACCCAACGAGAGATATTCCAATAAAATCATTGTACGCAATGATTTTAATTGATTTTCATTGATTTTTTACAATTGATCAATTGAACGACACCACAATCTCCACCGTCTCCTTCTTAATGCTCTTTGTTGCGGATATGCTCAGCTCTTCTCTCTTCTTACGCGTCTTGTTTTTATTGTTGTTGCCACCGCTAGTGTGATCGTATTCCTCGTGTTTTGCGTCTCCGTCTTCACTCGCGCCCGGTTCATCATGCACGTGATTGTTCCGTCGCGACGTGCTGTTGCGCGCGTTCATGTCGTCCTCTATTGCCGCATAATTATTGGCAATGTAGGCAACCACCCCGTTTTCCAGCGCCCATTTAAAGAAATTTAGCTGGCCAATCGTGGTCTGAATGAACGTGCCGTTGCCGTAAGGGATGGTGATGCGGTCCCACCTGCAAAACGGGTCAAACCGGCGCTTGCTGTACGCCTTTAGCTTCAACTTGTAATCCGTGTAGACCTTGAACCGCCGGTTGGCGCCCACTTCGTACACCGTGAAGAATTTCTTGGCGTAATTCGTGGCAAACCAGTCAATGATACGGAGAGAAATGGGCGACTCTCCATTGATTATTCTCAGCATTTTTTCTAAATTATTGTTCTCCTCATAAAACTTCATCAAATTCGTCATGAGCAAATCATTTTGCGTGGTGTAGTTGGATGGCATGGGCATTGGACAATGAAATTATTTTGTAGCATGTGTTTAAACCATTATTCGGTGTAATTGTTATTGTTTTTAATTGCCACATTTTTATTTTTAATATCTTTATATATCAACAAACAAAGGCAAGGCAATCAATGCATCAATTGTACGTGTACTTGGGTTACATTGTTTTAGCATTCGTAGTCATGTGCTACGGGCTGCAATTGTGCCATAAACGCAATCAGAAAGAGGGGTTCGCGCTGTCGCCTGCATCCGTGTCTGCATCCGCGCATCCGCTGTTGGACTACCCTCTCAAATCCCCGGGCGGCTTGTCCAACCTGTCGTCCGACGACTTGTGGTCGTACTATCCCGTGTTTGACAACGGCTACGCCCAATACACCAACAACGTGCGCTACTGGGCCACGCCCAACAACGGCAAATGCAGCCCCCCTGAATTTTGCGGCACGCTGTACGATGACAACTCCATTAAGGCGCTCCGCATTGCACCCGTGCCTAACCCCATTTCGCTGAGTTCGGATGTGCGTCGCGTCAACTTCTACGGGTCGGAGTCCATGGCGTGCCCCGACGGCCCTAAACCCGACGTGGCCAATTGCCTTTATTACGGACACAAAACCAACTCGCTCTATCCGCCAACGCCGCCAATGCCCAGGCTGTAAACCGCGACGGTCATGTTTTATATTTTATTCACGAATATCTCTCGTTACCTCCTGGTCCTAAATTCGTGTTTTGTTCAATCAAGTGCTTTGCGACGCGTGCGTCCTTGCGCCGATACTCTTGACTTGCGTGAACGAATGGCCGCGGTCGCATTGCGTTGTCTTCTCTTCGGTTTTTCTTTTACTTCATCCACATGTTCGGGCTCGGCCTCGTGCGATTCAACGTCGTATTGGCGTTCATCGTCATCCTCGCGAGACAGCATTTGCCCCATCTTTTTCAAGTATTCGGAACGAGTAGGTTATACATGAACAATAAACTAAATTCGCAATATATTAACGAATTTTTTTTTTGTACATCAATAATCCATAAAAATATGAACGGAATAAACACGCCATTTCATGTTTAAATGCCGTATTTGGGTGTCCACAACACACGCAAACCAGATGTTAATCCACCGGCACATGGGTTAAATCCCCGTGCGCGGAATGTGTACTTCTTTGATGAACGCCTTAATTATTTTTTTGTGCGCGGTGTCGTCGCATTCAATGTTCTTGTACAGCTCCTTGCATATCGTTTGATATTCAATGTGCATTTTTTCGTTGTTTTCCCACCCCGGGTGGGCATCCATCCATTCCTGAATGATGCGCGTCTGATAGCAGGACGCCATGTAAATGAATTTCTTCACGTACGAGTTGTCTTCGTCCTTGATCCATTCGTCCGTCTTCACGTACATGGTTTCGCGCTTCAAGTCCGTGCAGTGGATCGGGCGCAGGTGCACGTCCATGCCCTTCAAGTTGTTGACAATGATGGAACTCACGCCCTCCACAATCCCCTTGGTCTTCGTGTATTCCAGGTCCTGCAGCGTGATTTTGAGAGTTTTGACAAAATCGCTCAGCTTGATGGCGTCCTTGCACTCGTTGTTCAAAAACATGTTCAAGTTGAACTGCGTGTTGTGCGTCGTGGTGTTCACCACATTGTTGCTCCCTATTTTGGGTGTCATCTCTTGAATGGTTTGAATGAGCTGCTTGTTTTGCTCCGTCACCTCCCGCAGCACCTCTTGATTTTTCATCATCATTTCATGGTTCTTGTCAAACATCGCGTTCCGGTCGTTCAGCAGCATCTGCACCATGGTCTTCAAATCCATCAGCTCCTCGTTCTTGTCCACAACGTCTTGCGTCTTTTTGGCCACCATTGCAATTTCTTTTTCCACCACAGTCAGCGACATGGATGTGTCGGATGCATCGGACGCACTCATTGCCTTGCACGACTTCTTGTGATTGTAGAGAGACGACCGCAACTCAAATGTTTTGCCACATGCGCATGCGTTATTTTTTGATGTCTTGATTTTAATTTTGTGCCTGTCAGTATCATAATGCTGCAAAATGCTGCTTTTTCTTGTGCACGAATAATTGCACAACTTGCATTCAAAACGGGACGGCATATCGTCTGAATGTTCCATTTAAAAACTGGGTATTGTGCAAATGGTGTAAAAATAGGTTTAAGTGTTTTGTATAAACAAATATTAAATTTGCCTAAATGAACCCAGTTTGCATATTTACATGTAGGGTTTTAAAACGTTTGATGACATCAAATTATCAATGCATTCATGATGTGAACAGTCTGATGGACAAAAATAGCTTATGGTAAGCGCATATGTTTTGTTTTATTATTAAAACAAAAAATATGCAATCTAGCCAAAAATATTTCGTACATGCAATTGAGGCACATCATGCATCATGTCGTGAAACGATGTCCGAACTCCGTGCATATTTTGCGTTTTATTAGATAAAACAAAAATATGCAATGATGTCTAAAAACCGTTGGTCACATGTCAATTTTTTTCGGTCCAAAAAATCACTTTTTTTGGCGCCATATTTTATGTGACCATTATGCTCTCATTTTTTACAACAAAACTTGTAAATAAATTTTGTTATTTTTTTCGATTCGAATTGCACAAGAGTCAAAAAATTTCCAGAAAATGGACATCATCGATGTCCAAAATCGAGATCGACGAAACCTTTTTGTGAAAATCGACGCGTTGCTAGGTATTTTGCGGAACTTTTTGGGAGCAGTATTTGCAAGACCATATATGCTGCAAAAAAAAAAATATGGTGTATTTTGTAATTTTTATCTAGTGAAATATACATATATGACGCGATTTGCATATTTTCATCTAGGGTTTTAAAACGCATGTACATATTAAAATGTGAAAAGCATATATGCTCTGGATGGGTTGATGGACAAAAATAGCTTATGGTAAGCGCATATGTTTTGTTTTATTATTAAAACAAAAAATATGCAATCTAGCAACAACGATTTCATATAGGTAAATCTCGCAGACCATAACCAATGTCGTGGAACGATGTCTGAACTCCGTGCATATTTTTCGTTTTATTAGATAAAACAAAAATATGCAATGATGTCCAAAAAAGGTGTGTCACATGTCATTTTTTTTCGGCCCAAAAAATCACTTTTTTTGCAGATCAAAAACGCGAGACCATTATGCTCTCGTTTTTTACAACAAAACTTGTAAATAAATTTTGTTATTTTTTTCGATTCGAATTGCACAAGAGTCAAAAAATTTCCAGAAAATGGACATCGATGATGTCCAAAATCGAGATCGACGAAACCTTTTTGTGAAAATCGACGCGTTGCTAGGTATTTTGCGGAACTTTTTGGGAGCAGTATTTGCAAGACCATATATGCTGCGGTAAAATCAAATCAGTTGGAATTGTTGATTTTCACGTGCAAACTTTTATTTATTCATCGCATATCTAATAAAATATGTTTATAGTTTATGTAGTTTGTTTGTTGTCCATGGATCGTTTTTTTGATGATTTGAATCAGTTGTTGCAGCCAACCCAGGATTACGGTACACAGTATGCAAATCGCTTGGCACTCAATGCCATGTTTACGGTGATCGCCGACTTCTTAGGACTGGGTCCGGAGGATGAAGACGCCCCTCTTGGATCACAAGAAAGATGGTACCGAAAGGATGACTGGAAGATTATGGGTTGGGCTGAATTTATTGGCATAATATCATCCGATGCACCGGGCTTGAGGCGAGAGGCATTTTTGAAAGAATGCGTGGGTAATCCCAACGACCCCAATCCCGACTATGCAAACGCCATTAAGAGCCGTTTAAAAGATAGTGTTAAGGAGCTGACCACGTTGGGAGATGCTGCGGCTGATAATCCCGCATTCGTCAAGAGTTGGGGGTTGTGTGAAACCTTTATTGACAATATTTGGAACCTCCGTGCCGAACACGATCTGGTGGTGATTGAATACGACCAAGATGGATACCCCGCAGGCGCGCAGTTTCCGAATGCAAGGGCGTTCCCTAGTCCGCTTGCGGCGGAGTTCTACACTCGGTTTTTCCAAGCGTACTATGCGCATGTGGTGGAGAGCTACAACCATTTTGGCGCCGAAGTGAAGCAACTGCACAATGATGCAAGTTCTAGTCTCCCCTCGCAACAGGTGAGTGTAGGTGCCGCTAGCCGGCTATTGGAAGTGTTTAATGAAGTGTTTGATGATGAAGAAGCCTTCATTGATGATTGGTTTGGTACGTTCATTCACATTTGCAGTGACGTTTATGAGCATGACGTTGACCTGCTGATGAAGATGATGCTGGGACAAGAGCCAATGGGCAGAGGCAGGGGCATGTCTGCCCAGAAACGCGGCATGTTCATGGCGATGAATTGTTCAGTGAGTCCCAGAACAAGCGCGGCCTTGTTTAAACACATACGTGCAGGGCGGGAGTGGAGTCCCATGCTGGGCCTGCCAGCAGCAGCAGCAGCAGCAGCAGCATCATTTCCGAGTGACAAAATAAAAATTGCGAAAACAACCAAAGAATACATGAGCGTGTGCCTAACCACTGGCAAAACGGCCGACGAATGCATGCATAATACTTGCCCCATGTGCCAAGAAACATTCATGAAAAACGGGCAGCTGGTTCGGCCCGTGATGTTTCATAAATCGCATAACTCCAAGAATGAGGAAATGTGGGTGGATCCCATACACCCCGAAGAGCAGGCAAAATGGGGGACACGATGCATGGGGTGCCGAAAACAGCTGGGCATTACCCCCGAACAACTTAACGCCATCGCGTCTGAATTGCGTGCTACCAGCAATGCCATTCTGTTGCAGAGAATGATGCGAGGCCATCGGACGCGCAAATCATCAATCGGTAGAACTGTTGCAAACCGGCTCAAACGAGAGCGGGAATACTTTGAAAGCAGAGAGAAATTTCACGATTTGTATCTCAAACAACAACGACAACAGGCAATCAATCAAAACCGCGCTGCATTCAATGCAGCGTTTCCTCCATCCAAGTTAAGGAGTCGGTCTAGGGCTCGTTCAAATTCAATGACCCGATCTAAGTCAAGATCTAAGTCAAGATCTAAGTCAAGATCAAAGACTCGGTCCAAACGGCATAGTGCTAATTTTTAAACATACCGATATCATGTACATGTAGTGAAAAAAAAAACACTTCATGTATTTTCCGTCAATACGTGGCGATGGTTTTCAATGCATTCCAAAAAAAATTGATTCTGGATTTTGAAATGCTAATGGGTGGCAGTGTATTCCAACTATACGACAATATGTTTGCCTATCTTCGTTCCAGAGACGGCGTCCTTGCCAAGTACCAATTCCTTCTTGAGTTCATTTCAAAAAAGATGCGCACCAATGTGTGCGCCAATGTTTCCCCGTTGTCCGGCCTGGATCCTTCCAATGATGATGTTGCGAGAATGCTGGCCGAAATCTACATGCGCGAGTTTGCGTGCATCATGAAGACCTTGGACCAGGTGCATGGAATTGCGGCCCGGTACCACGAATACGCATTTGACAACACGGATGCCTACATTGGTCTGCAGTTTGTGCAACTGCCCCCGCATGAAATGACCGGCGAGCAGCGCAATGCGTCGCGACTGCTGCTTGGTGTTGGCCAAAACTTCTCGGAAATCAATGCTGCGTTGAAGTCCATTGGGTTGTCAAGAGGCGACATCATGGGTCACAATTCCGTCAAGATGTCAATTGTGGCTGAGCAATTCCAAAACGCCCGAACCGTGGCAGAAGACGCGTTTGATTGTCTGCATCACATGTCCAAAAAAGTGTGGAGCCTGGTGAACATGCTGGCATTCTCCAACCTGTTTCGGTTCGCCGACCCGAGACAACCCATCTGCATTCCGAACCCGGATGACGCCATCTTCATTCCCCGCATTCCAATGCAGCAGACCCCAATGCACGAAGAGACAATCCAAGAAGAGCACGAACAAGAACAAGAACAAGAGCAAGAACCAGAGCCAAACCCAGAACCGGTGTGCAATGATTGTGGCAAAAGGGTTGACACCATGAAAATGCACCACCGCATGGGTCTGAATCCAA